GCTATCGCTGGCGATGGAACAACTTATGCCGCTAGTGAAAGACTCCAACGACCATATAGCAGACTTGCGCAGGCGCACAGAATTGGCGCAGCAAAGGAGAGCGGGATGAATATATCAATCTCAACGAGGTATAGCCCATGAGTAGAAACCGCGCACACAAGAAACGTCCTATGCTCGAACGCGCTGCTATGCCCGTGAGTGCCGCAACATCCGGCCCGGTGGTCTCGATCCCGCTTTCGGTGTGGAACCAGATGTTCCAGAGCATGGCACCACAGAAGAGCCAGGCGGAAACATTCAGCCCAGGTGCGCCACTGCAACCCATTCCTGGTATCACACCCGCCGCAGGCCCGCGCCAGTGGAGTTACCCTGTCGGATTCAACCTGGCTGGGAACGATCGGACACTTCAGCGCGACTATATTCCGGCATTCCAGCAGTTGCGCCTGCTTGCCCAGACCTATAGCGCCGTCGGCACGGCAGAGCGTATCTGGTGCGATCTCATCCCGCGTATGGATATGCAGGTGACGCTAACGGATGAGTTGAAAGCAGCAGGCAAAGACGACAAGGACTATACCCGCGAACGTTTGGGCTACCTGAACTTCTTCGAGAAGCCGGACGGACAAGACGACTATCACGAATGGCTGCGCAAGGCCATCGTCGATCAAACACAGATTGACGCGCTCGTGATGTTCAAGCGTCGCACCCGAGGTGGCAAGTTGCAGGGACTGGATATCCTCGATGGATCGGACATCAAGCCCTTGCTCGATGAGCGCGGGCGTGTCCCAGTCCCGCCCTATGCTGCGTTTCAGCAATACTCCTACGGCACACCAGGGCAAGCCTACACAACCGAAGACATGATTTACTATCGCGAGAGTCCGCGCACGTTCTCCCCTTACGGCTTCTCGCGGGTCGAACGCATTATCACCATCGTCAATATCGCGCTCAGGAAGCAACAGAAAGACCTCCTGCGCTACACGGACGGGAATATTCCTGCGGGCATCATGGAGGTTCCCGATACCAGCGGTTGGACGCCTGACCAGATTGAGACCTTTGAGCAGATGTGGAATAGCCTGCTCGCTGGCAATGCGCAGCAACAGGTGCGCATCAAGTTCACTCAGCCCGGCATGAAATACTCGCCCTTTGACCAGCCAGAAGCGCAGTTGCACCTAACCGAATTCGACATGTTTCTACTCAACATCTGCGCTGGCGTGTATGGCGTCTCGATGGCTGATCTCGCTATGACGGGTGACATCCACAAGAGTGCAGACGAAGGCCAGCAAAACATGCTCTACCGCAGAACGATAGAGCCGCTGGCGATCGCCTACGGGCGAATCTTCACGAAGATTTTGCGCGAAGACATTGGCGACCCGCGCTTTGTGGTGAAGTTCGGAGGCTACGACGAAAAAGAGGATGTTGGCCAGCAGGTGTCCGCATTCGCGCAGGGTATCCAGAACGCCATGATTTCGCCCGCAGACGCTGCGGCAAAACTCGGCTGGCCTGACATTCCCAAAACTGGCCCGCTCTTTATTACCAAAGGCGGCATCACCCCACTGGCCAGCTTCGAGATTGGCTCCGCGTCACGTCAGACCAGCGACGATGCGCAGCTCGCAGGCTTCCAGTTAGCGGCGCAAGGGCAACCAGAGGCAAAAGGCAATCCGGGCAAGCAGGATCAGGTAGCGGGTGGCAAGGAACCGCCGAAAGACGGACAGGATACGGCATCGCCAGCACCAGGACAGAAAGAAGACGAGGAATCGCCGGTTTCGCGTGTCGCCGAGATGATCCAGAAAGCCGATGAGATCCTGGCAATTATCCGCGCACAGAACGTGACGCCACCATGGCCGAAAGAGGAAGACATTGAGCAGAGGACACAACAAGACCCAGAAGAGCTACCTGGAAATCGCACGCCAGAGGGAACCTCTCTTCAATCAGATGCACATCCACGAGCAGCGGGCGTATCTGAAATCAGTCATCCGCACGATGGGAGCGAACAGGCTGCCAGAAGCGCCGATTATCGTAGATGGCGAGAGCGAGCCATCGCAGACGTAAAGGCAGGGAGAGCGCAAAGGCCATTCGAGAGTACGCTGATTTCGAATGATACGTATACCTATCTTTTTCAGGAGTTGGCTCGCTGTGAATGTCCCGATGACGTGCGCGCAGCCTTTGAACGCGCGAAAAACCGCGAAAGGGACGCAAGTTTTTTCGTGACCGCCGTCGGCAGTGGCGGCAACCCACACCCGAGCAGGAGCGATTGGAAACTCAGATGGTAGCCACGCTTCGTGAGTTGTTCGCGAAGGCACGCCGTCCGAGTCAGGACGACAAAGAGCGCGCGGTGCATGTGCTGGCCAGTATCATCGAGCAGGCGAAAGCCATTGGCCATGCACACGCGAGCCAGGAAGAAGAGCGTGCAACGGCCTGGGGCGGGAAGTTTCAGCACGCTCTCAGCAGTGCCTGGAACATCGTCAACAACTTTGTCCAGCGTATCGCGGATTGGTTCGCGGGACAAGACGAAGTGACAGAGGAGGATGTCGAGGCGGAAGTTGATTCGCTGGCTGAACGCGTGGCGAGTTACGAGGTGGCTACGGCCATCGAAGAGCAGGTGCTGGAAACGCTTTACTTTGCGGGTGTTACGATGGTGCAATCCATCGCTCAACCTGGGGCGTGTCAGCCCTGCCAGGATAAAGCGGACGATGGACCAAAGCCGATCAATGATTTCGATCCGCCTCCGTACCACGGGGGGTGCCGATGTAGCGCAGCGCCTGCCGATAATGTACGCGTGATTCGTTCTGTACAGCGACTAATAAACAAGCAGGGCACATGCAACTGTGAGACATGCCGCTCTATGGCTGGGATGCCTGTAGACGAGAATGGGCCGCCATTTCACGATGGCTGTGATTGTACGACCGAGGAGGAATAAAAAGTCCGTCTCAGGATTGCGCACCAGCGACTGCACAGTAAGGAGACTGAGAACAATGGGATTACAGGACATCCTATATCATATGGAGATCGCGCACGATCAACTTACTTACCTCATCGAACAAGGACAACGGACCAAAGAAGAACACAATGCGAGAGGTGAGCGAGAAAGATTTTTCCATTTCGAGTATGAGCACAGTGAGAATTCCAGGGGCGCCCAAGATATTCTCGCATACGACGCCGAGAGCGCATTCAAATGGTTTGCTTATGTTGTGATAGAGATTTTTAAATTGCACCCGCGCAATATCTCGTACAAAGAACAAGGAGAAAGAGATGCCAACATCGAAACGAAAACCAGCAGCAAAGAATCCCGTAGAGTTGCCTACGGTGGTGCAGACAGCAACGCCAGAGCCAGAGATGCCCACGGAAGCCCAAGTGCAGACAATGACAGAGGAAGCGTTTGCGCCGACGGAGCCAATGGTTCTCAGTGAACAGGAACTTGCGGTGGATCTCCATCGCTTGCTTGAGCAGTTTGCACCACAGCCACCAGAAGCAGCAACCGCGCTTGCTCAGATGGTGCGCGATACTGCCAGCACGCGTGATGTCCTTTTCGTGCCAGAGCCGGGGGTCGTGCTCATGTTTGGTTATGGTGGACTTGTGCGTGTGCTGCCAGCGCATCGGCATGTGCATATTGCCACCGTGGACGAGTTAGCCGCGATGAGCGATCAGCAGGTCTATGATGCAGTAAAGGATGCAAAATGATCGAGCAAGCAGCGCATACACAGCGTGTCACCTGCTCACAGCCAGGTCCGCGCAACGCACGAGGCCAGCCCAAGCCACTTGCGACGATTGAGCCGGACGGAATATGGGTGTATTGCGGTCACTGCAAAGAGCCGCACTTTCTTGCGCGCTCGGTGGTCATGGCAGCATGGGGACGTGGCGGGAGTGTGCAGTGTGGATGGCAGGATGAAGCGGGTGTGGAATGACGGTGTTCACGCTCTGCGGTGGGTTCTGTAAACTCCTGTGGCGGCTGGTAGCCATGTTGCTCAACATAGTGATCAATCATATCTGGCATGGCGTAGACATGCCCGTTACGAAAAGCGAGAATGACATCCCCGCTGCTTGTTTCGCGGTTACAGTATTCGCAGATGTCTCCTCTCGCGCCATTCTACCACAACCCTTGCACGCGCGTGGGCCGTATGGTATGCTTGACGCAAGAGAACAAAAGAGAGCCTAAGCGTTTCACGACGGGCCACAGTCCACGGGACTGCGGGCCGTTTTTTATTGCGTCTCGCATCCCTCATGAGGCGCATAGATGGCAAAATGGACTGCTGCAAAGCGTAAGAAATACCTCGAAGAACACCCCGAAAATTTTGCCGGGCCAGATGGTAGCTACCCGATTGAAGACGCATCTGATGTAGGCGACGCGTGGGGGCTGGCTGGTCACGCTGCTGATCCCGATGCCGTGCGTGCCAAAATCAAATCTATCGCCAAACGCTTGGGCCTGGAAAGTGGCCTCCCCGACACGGCCAAAGAAGACAACAAGGAGCGCTCTATGGACCCCATCGGTGCGGACAATGATGGCAACCATGAGCCTATGACTGGCAAACACTCACACGTCCATCCCGCATTTGGGAGCCAGGGCGACGACGATAGCCACGAACACGATCACAGCCACGATGGGGACGCCGATCACCAGCACGATCATGGGAAGCGCACAGAGATGCCCAGCCAGGCGCTGCTGTATATGCCCATCACCCGCATCGACAATGAGAGACGAGAAGTAGAGGGCGTGGCGACATCGGAGGCTATTGACTCGTTCAAGACCATTTTCAGCTACAAGGCGAGCAAGAGAGCGTTTCAGGACTGGATCGAGCGTACCGCCAACTGCCGCGAGATGCACGAGCGCAAGGCCGTAGGCAAGGGCATCGGCGTTTTTTTTGACGACGAGAACAAGAAAATCATCGTGCGCAGTCGTGTCTCTCGCTCTGCCGATGGGGAGAATACCTGGATCAAGTTCCAGGAGGGCATTCTCAACGGCTACAGCGTCGGGGCGACCAATCCCGTGTGGAGCACCGTCGATCGCGATGGCAAAATCTACCCCTATCTCGTGAGTTACAAACTTGGTGAACTTTCCTACGTTGATAACGCGTCTAACCCGGACGCGCAGGGCCTGACCATCTGCCGCGCCGATGGGCTCACTGAACTGGTAGATACCACCGAAGACACCTCTCCTGCTCAAGTTCCGGCTGTCTCTTCTTCCGCGGTTGTGCGAGCCGGCGCGCGGGTCTCCGATTCTACACGCGCGGCTATGCACGACTCAATCAAGCACACACTGCACGCCGCATCCTCTCAGATGCAGAACTGCGGGTGTGACACCTGCCAAAATGCCATGAGCCACCTGGACCCGGATGGGGATGGCGATATCGACATCGGCGGTTACGACGATCCTGACAACGACGCCGAGAGCCTGTACAACGGCAAGAACAACGCTGACATGGACCGCGCCGTGATTGCGGCCTTAGAGCGCGTCTTGCCCGTGGTCGTCGAGCGCATGTTCGCGCCCGTCTACCAGCGCCAGCAGCAACTGCTTGCACGACTGGCGCAAACACCTGAAGAAACACCCTCTTTCAATACATCCGAACTGGAAGAACGGCTTACCTCTGCCATTGTAGAGCGAGTGGCCTCTGCCTCTAGCCTGTCTGAGTTGCGCGCTGATCTGTCAGCGGTAAAGGAGGCGGTAGAGCGCATTGAGAACCAGCCCGCTGTTGGCCTAGCTCCGATTCTCAACGGGTCACGTCCCGTTGACAAATCTTTCCCGCTTGATCGAGTCGCCCAGGGGGCAAACGCCGCGCCCGCGCCGCCCGGTGTGATGCAACGTGCGCTCTCTGCTATGCAGGGAGCGGGCATGCTCGACACACAAGATATGCAAACAAAAGCGGCGACGCTGCTTCTCCAGATGCAGCAGCCCCGCTAAGGAGATAATCTCACATGACTGTGATAACTCAAATCGCAGCCGAACAGTTGCCACCGGGGACACAACTCTCCGAGGGCAATACCAAACAGCCCATCGGCGTGATTGATGAGCGCTTGGATGGGGATGGCGACGTGCTGCGCGCACAGGCAGCCAAAGTAGCACGCCAGCGTGGCACGCAAATCTACGACGGGAAAATGGAAAACATGCCCGATGTGGTCCGCATGGTTGGCGAGAGCCGCTATCCGGGTCAGTTCGCGGCTATGAGCCAAGAAACCTTGCAAATGCTGGCGAATGGGACGCTCACCCGTGACCAGGCGTTCGTCGGCAATAACGCGAACTTTACTGGCTACTACCTGGAAGGTCCGGCCAAGTTCGTCATTCCGCAATACACACCGCTGCGCAACAAGATTCCGCGCGTGGCAGGCCCTGGCATTGATACCATCAACTGGCGTGCTGTGACTGACTACTTCGGCGGCTCCGGCCCCTCTGTTGGTCAATTCATCTTGCAACAGCAGGGCACACTTCAGAAACTGTCCTACAACTGGGTCAACCAGTCCAACATCTTCAAGATGCTCGCGGCGCAGGACATCGTAACATTCGAGAGCGAAATCTATGGCCGCATGTGGCAGGGCGATGTGCGCGCCACCGTGGCCGCGAAGCTCATTCCCGCGCTCATGCAGGGGCAGGAAATCTGGATGATTAACGGCGGGCAGAAGTGCTGGGCACCCGCGCCTCCGTCCGGTGGTTCGACCGCAACCGGCGGTACGATCGCCGCAGCTACCAACTGGATCATCGTCACCGCCGTGAACGCCAACGGTGAGACTCTCGCCAGCGGCACTACCGCAAGCGCACCACAGGCGCTATCTATTGTCACCACTGGATCTACCAGCACGGTCAGTTTCAACATCTTCCGAGTGCCGGCCGCGACCAAGTACAACGTCTACGTCGGGACGGGAAGCACACAGCCGGCGAATTCCGCGATGTGGCTGCAGTCCGCGACCACGCAATTCGGTGGGGCGAATGCGCTTAACGACCCGGGTGGATTGGCTGCCGGCTGGTTCACCGTGACGGCAACCGCAGCGTGGGCCGGTTCTGGTACGGCGTACAGCACAGTGGTCACTGCTGGCAACACGGCCATTCAGTACAAATCGACCGATGCCAACACGCTCAACCTGCCGCTGGTCTACGACGGCTTGCAGGCGCTGATTATGCAGAACCAGGGCAACCCCGGCACCATCGGCGTCTCTGGCGAAGTGCCGTTCGTGATTCAGCCAGCTGCCGCCAATGGCGCACTAGCGCAGAGCGACATCGACAACCTGCTGGAAAAGATGTTCCTGAACGCGCACGCTGATCCCGACAGCATCTATTGCTCCGTCAAGGATCACCGCACGCTGACCTACATCGTCAGCCAGGGAACCAATTTCAGGATCACGCAGGACATCGGCGGGGCAGGGCTTACTAACCTGACCGTGGGCGGACGAGCCACGAAATACATCAACCAGACCACCGGCAAGGTACTCGATATCATCATGCTGCCGTACCTCATGCAAGGCACGCTGATCGTCGGATCTGATTCCATCCCATACCCGGTGTCCGCCATCGAGAAGGCCATCTTCCGCATGGAGTGCAATAAGGAGATGTGGGCGATGGAGTTGCCGCCTGACCAGTCGCACACATCGCAGTGGATGTACAACGCCTTTGTCAACGAGACGATGGTCATTCAGTACCTGGGTGGCTTCGCGGCCATCACTGGTATCAAGGCATAAGGGAGGGACAAAACCATGGCCTGGACCAATCCTGTTGCTGATACCAATGGGTTGCAGGTGCTCAATCCGCCACAAAAAATGATGCCGGTCGATCTCGCGGGCAATGCCTACACGTTGCAGAACAACGCTGTTCCGGTGTTTCCTCTGCCAAACTACAAAGCGACATATGTGTATGCTGTCTCGGCAACCGCGCCGTACGCCACGCCAACCGACTGGATCGTGATACGTGGCTCGGCATCGAAGACGGTCAAAATCTTGCGCATCGACATATCAGGCGCGGCAACAGCCGCCACCGAGGTGCTTTTTACGCTCAAAAAGCACCTGGTCGCCAACACGGGAGGGACCAGTACGACCCCTACGCCGATGCAGCATGACAGCAACGACGGAGCAGCGACTGCAACCGTTCTGCTGTACTCGGCTGCGCCCACGATCGATGCGGGGGCAACCATCTGGAAAAACGTGCGCATGACGCTGGCGGTTGCTCCCGCAGCCACATCTGTCAACCCTGATCGGTTCGTCTATGACTTCGCGTCGCAACCCTACGAGCCGCTGACGCTGCATGGTGCTGCGCAGGAATTCGCCATCAACTTTGCCGGCGCAGCCGTACCGTCAGGGGGCGTATACGACGTGGCAATCACATTCTCGGAAGAGTAGCACATGAATACCTATCTGGATCACTTCGATTTCATTCGAGCCACGCACGGGCTAGAGTATCAGTCGCTGATTGGCAACTCTGCCCGGTTTACCAGCGCGCAACTAGCGTTTGCGAACGCGCTGACTGCGCCAGCGACTGGCCCGAATGCGATCACAGTGCCGTTGAACTATTTCGATCGAATCACGATTTTTGATGGTTCAAGTACCGAAGTGGTTCAGGTAGGCAGTGCAGGTGCAGCAGCGGGCGCAACGAGCATCCCTCTGCTTGTCCCCACACAATTCGCGCACGGCACTGGTGTTGCATGGTGCTCAGATGGCATTGGAAGCCTTGCCGATCAGATTGTCGATGCCAGCGCCTGGATCGAGACGCAGTGCAACCAGCCGCTCTTGCAAACATCCTGGACGGGCGAGCAACTTGCAATACCAGGTATGCGCGCCAGCATCGACAACTGCGGGGCGCTGCACTTTCGTCCACGGCACTGGCCAATTCAGACGCTTACAGCGGTCTCGATTGCGACATCACCCACCACTTCGACGGTGTATGATCCCGCGCAAGCGTGGATCGACTCGGATAAGCAGATTTGCATCATGCCCTATCCAGTCCCACTCAACACTCAGGGCCAAACGCAATCGACCTACCCGGTGCAGCCAAGACTCAACCGCCAGCAATTGGCGCAACTCACGCTGACCTACACGAGTGGCTATGCCTATGCCACTCTGCCGGGCGATCTCAAAGAAGCGGCGATCCTCGTGACTTCTGATTTTGTGGCAAAGCGGCATAACCCTGTGGGGGCGCCCGACATCCAGGACGGAAGCACGCGCATCAGCACAGTCTTGCGTGGGGACACAAGCGGAGAGAGCCTGCTGGTGAAACGGGCATCCAAGATTCTGGTGAAGTACAGCACACAGCCATTCTAGAGGTGATCCATGAGCGAGTACATCTTTGCCAACATTGTGCGAGGTGCTTCTACCACCATCGCGAAAGGCATCGTGGTGCATCTCTCGAAAATGGACGCTAAAGAAGCCAGCGAGTACCAGGGCACGGAGCCGCATTTCACCTACACGATGGACACTCGGCAACTGCCCACAGTTCCCAATGTGCAGCTCGTTCAGCAAGGCGACCACGTGATCGACCAACAGGTCATCGACGCGAAAACCGGCACGAACCGCCAATTTTTGGTTATCAGCGATCCGCAGCCAAAGACTCTGCTCATGTCATGGCAATGGGTAGCAGAGCGCTACAGGGGGACGTAATGGACGACTTTAACATACAGTTTGACCCAGGTTCCCTTGCCGAACTCACGAAACTTGAGGGCATGGCGGCGCTGCTCAACCCTGACGTACAAAAGGCGCTCACCCAGGCAGGCGAGCTTATCACGACCACGACGCAGACCAACACGTGGGGAGTGTTCGACAACCCCACGGGGGTGCTGGCCAGCAGCATCTATTTCTGGGTAGCAAGCCCATCGCAGGTTGAGGTAGCAGTGGGTGTGCCATATGGCAGACGGCGCGAACTCGGTGGCGGCGGGCTACGGGATAGCTTAGGGCGCCCGATGAATGATCGGGCGCGACCATACATGCAGCCTGCGGTGGATACCGACGCCCCGATGATCCAGATGATGGTGAAAGAGACGGTTCTCAATTCGTTCGGAGGGGTGCTCTGATGCCCGCAACGACTGCACCCCAAACCAAAGCGATAGGCGAGTCCATCGTATCCTATCTCTCCAATCTGACCTATCCCGACGCCTCAAGGGTGTACGCGGTGGCGCAGTTGGAGTCAATCAAGGATGTGATTAATGCGGTGTCTGGTGGCGGTGCCTGCGTGGAAGTGTATGGCGATACGGATAAAAGCGAGCGCAGGGGCTTCGGCGGGCGCATGTGGGACTACCAGCAGTGGTACATCCTCTCGATGTGTTCGCTCGATACGGCTTCTTCTGCCGCAAAGATCTATGACATTCGAGATGCGATCGTGCAACCGTTCCAGGTGCATGCACAACTCGGCAATATCGTGAGCAACCTGTTTCACTCGCAGCTACAAGACAACATGCGCTTCTTGCGCATCCAACGCAATGGCCAGTTCTTACGCGCCCACTTGGCCATCTTAGAAACGCGGCAGGAGTGGACCGTTCCGATCCCGCCGGGGGTGATTTCATGATCTGGACTTTTCACGAGCCGGGTGTTATCCCCGGCATTCCTGGCCAGTTCGCCAATTGCCGCGTGGAAATTGACGAACGTGGCGAGCCAACCATTTTGCCGCTTGTGCCCACGCCAACAGCGGAACCAGAAACGCAGGTCGAGGTGCCTGAGAACATAGAGGAGGCATAACGAGATGGCACTTACGCCCACAAGTGCAAAAGGGACCGTTGGCATCATGATCGAGGGGACGAGCGGGATGCCGCAACTCCTGGCACCCACTGCGATCAGCGCCACAGTCGGTGGCATCACCGCGCCGTCTGGTTCCACTGGCATGAAAATCTATGTCAAAATCACCGCATGGACGGGGGCTGGCACATTCACCATCAATGGCACGGCCAGCCCCGGCGCCGATTCCGCCGTGACCGTTGCAGCACCAACGGCTCAGCAGTTGCAGTCAGGTCAGTTGTACAGCTTTGATTATGTTTCGATTGGGGCCTACACGGCCATCACCAATATCACGACGACCGGTTTTACTGGAGGGGGGACCATCCAGGTTTTTGGCGTACAAGCGGCCAAATTTAATGTCCCCGTCACCTCTTTCAAGGCCAATCGCAAGGTACCGTTGTATTCACCCAATGAGCACAACGGCTTAATGGAGCGGGATAAAAAGCTCATTGCTACGTACAACGAGACGAGCATCGACAATCTGGATAGCGATTTCTACGGGGATCTCTCGCTCTACTGGGTATACCTCGAAATGGGTATTCCCTCCTTCTCTACGTTGCCTGCGGCTCCGCTCTCGATCATTGCCTCCGCGACCATCATAGCCTCAATGACGATCGCGAATCAGCCAACAGCGCCGGGCATGAAACTCATTATCGTTGCGAGTACCTTTACCGGCAGCCCTGCAATCACAATTACGGGAACAAGCTATGGTATTGCGACCAGTGAGACAGTCACGATCACTGGCAATGGCACATACTACAGCGCAAATGTGTATAGCGCACTCACAACGATTGGCGGAAGCACCAACGGCACAACCCTGGTCATCACTGGCGTCTACGGGTGGAAGGGAACCGTGCTCTCCGGCGCAACCCGGCAAACCGCAGCAGTGGAGCACTTTGATGGCTCAGCTTCCTGGACACACCCGTTCGTCGCCGCAACCGAGGGCAGTATGGCGATTTCCGCAAAAGGGGAAGCGAAACTCACGTTGAAAGGCATCGCGCAGGATCGCTTGCCGATTGGCGATAGAACCACCAACCCAATGCAGATCTCACGCGTGACCAGTATCGGCACGCCGCTCGCTGATATGCCGCTGGCTGGCTGGCAAACACAGGTGTGGATAGACGCAATCACTAGCACCAGCCAGACGACGCTCTTTACGGACCCGGACGAGGAAATCAAAATCGTACTCAAGACACCAACGGAGGCGCACTGGACATTCAACAACCAGCAGCCGTTCACCAGGGCGTATCCGATCAAGCCCGAAGCCACGGCAGAACTCACGTACGACATTCTGAATCTGCTCCAGTACGAACAGTTCAGGCAAAACCTCAAGCAGTATCTGGTAGTGCAGATGTTTGGCCGCTTCATCGGCACAACTGGCGGCACTACCTACTATGAGGGCTGGACCTGGACACTCCCAGGCCGCTATGACGGCGAGTATGGGCAAGAGGCTGATCCGGGCAAGGGCAACGTGTTCGCGAAACCAAAGTGGCGCACAGAGTACGACAGCGGAATCGGTGGTTCCTATCAACTGGTCATTATCACGCAGAACCCACCCAACTATAACGCTTAAACACAGCAGAAAGGCACAAGAATGGGTGCATTCGATCAAGTCACAAATATCACGGTTCCTGATGACGAGGGAGATCCCATCGGGGCAACGGCATTCCGCAAACGCTACGGATGGGAGCCGCACGAAGTCGTGATCATGCGCGGGATGTTCACCACCGGGGACATGGAGGCAGTTGGTAACGCATCCATGTCGGTAGACAAAAACAAGCCCACATTCTCAGGTGGAAGTGGGCGTGTGCATCTGCTGCACCGCATGATTGTGGATTGGACGTTTTCGGCGGGCGGGCGCAAAGTGCCGGTAACACTTGACGCCATCAGGCGACTTCCTGCCAACTACTCGACGCCACTCCTGGAGAAGTGCGATGCGCTGGCGCAGGGCATGACAGAGGAAGAACAATCCGATTTTTTCGGCTCTGCAAACGGGCATTCAGAGGAAAACTCAAACGCGATGAGCGTGTCCCTATCGACATAATCGAGAATGAAGTCTGGCCCGTCTTTGGCGGCTACTGGGGGTATTTGGCAGCCCCGATCATCAAGACGCAAAAGCAAATGCTTGTTGTCCAGGCCCGCCACGAAGCGAAGTCGGAAATCGACGCAGAGAACCAACCATCAACGTAAGGAAAGAGCATGGCGGCAGGAGACATTGCACTAAAACTCATTCTTGCAGGAAATGCTACGAGCGCGATTGCTGCCATGTCTGGGCTAACAAAACAGAGCCTGAATCTTAAGAACGTGGTAGCGATGGCCGGACTCGCAGCGGGCGCCGCCATGGTTGATTTTGGGGCCCAGAGTGTGCATGCAGCGGGTGATTTTGGGGCGGGCATGACGACACTGCAAACAGGCGCAGGAGAGCTTGCAAGCAACATGAATCTTGTCTCCAATGGCGTCCTCGATATGTCCACACAGACGGGGGAGAGTACCAAGCAACTCACCGATGGCATGTTTATGATCGAGAGCGCCGGCTATCGAGGCGCGGATGGCCTGAATGTGCTCAAGGACGCTGCGGAAGGTGCAAAAGTCGGCAACGCTGACCTCGGCGTGGTTGCGAATGCCGAGACTACTGTCATGAAAGACTACGGAATCAGTGCCAATAACGCAGCCACGGCCATGAATTTCCTGACGGCCATTGTGCAAAATGGCAAGACCACATTGCAAGACCTCGCGTCCTCTATGTCTCAGGTACTTCCTACCGCAGCTGCGGTCAAAGTGCATCTTGTCGATGTTGGCGGCGCCATGGCAACGATGACTAGCGAAGGCGTGCCTGCCGCGAACGCTGCCACCTATTTGCGCCAGATGCTCATCTCGCTTGCCGCGCCATCCTCTGCCGGATCAAAGGCGCTCAAAGACATCGGGCTTTCCAGTCAGCAGGTCTCCGATGAAATGAAAAAGAGCCTGCCTGGCGCGCTGCAACTGATTATGTTGCATCTGGGCGAGACCTACAAGGTTGGCTCGCCGCAGTATGTGACCGCACTCAAAAACATCGCAGGCGGCAGCAAGCAAATGCAGGGCATGCTCGACTTAACAGGTTCACATCTCAAAGAGTTCCAGGCGAATGTCAAGAACGTCTCCGGCACAATGAACCAGGGCAAGGGATCGGTGGTCGGATGGTCGCTGGTCCAGCAGGATTTCAACTTCAAAATGGCACAGGCCGGACAGGCAGTCAATGTACTCATGATCCGCCTGGGAACGGCGCTCTTGCCCATCGTCTCGTCCGTCGTGACTTCGTTCTCGAACTTCGTCTCCTGGCTCAGCCAGGGCAGCACTGGCGCACGCGCGCTCGAAGTCGCACTCGGTGTCGTAGTGGGGGCGCTCACGGCGTTCGCGATCGGCATGGGGGTACTGAAAGCCATCTCCATCGCGCAAACGCTCGCAAGTTGGGTGAGTGGCTTTATTGCCATGATCCCGGCCATGTGGGGAGCCGTCACGGCATCCTGGGCATTTACCGCGTCGCTGCTCGCTAATCCCATCACCTGGATCGTGCTCGCTATCATTGCGCTCATCGCGGGTCTGGTCCTGCTCATCACGCACTGGAGCCAGGTGGTTTCCTTTTTGCGCGGCGTCTGGGGCGCGGTCGTCTCCTGGCTTGCTGGAATCTGGACGAACATCAAAAATACTGCTATTTCTGTTTTTACCTCTATTGTCAATTTCTTCACAGAAACTTGGACCCGGGTAAAAAACACAGCAACAAATATTTGGGGAGGTATTGTTGGGTTTTTGTCTGGAATCTGGTCGCGAGTGACTAGCGTATTCTCATCCGTATGGCGCGGGATAGTAAGCGTACTAACCGTTATCTGGGATATTATCAAAATGACAGCTTTTGTTATTTTTGCAATAATTGTTGCCATAATTCTCAAACCATTTGTTCCGCTTATTGACTGGTTCCGCGCACATTGGGCGCAGATACAGGCAGCACTTTCCACTGCTTGGCGGACGATCCAAAATATAGCCTCAACCATATGGACTGCGATAGGCAATTTTTTCTCGACAATAGGCACTTTTATCCATAATTTAATCACAACCGTTTGGTCCGCGACTTCTAGCTTTCTGCTCGGAATATGGTCAAATATATCAAAAGTCGCATCTTCTATTTGGTCAGGAATAACAACATTTTTCCGAATAGAACTCATTGGATGGAAAAATATCATCTCAACCGTTTGGGTCTGGATTTCCGGTTTTTTGTCGAAGATTTGGTCTGGGATCAAATCTGCGGCGTCCTCAATTTGGGGCGGAATAAGTTCATCAATCATGAATGTGGTCCATAGTTTGCAAGATAAACTCAGCAATATATGGGGAAATATAAAATCTGCATTTTCTAACGCCATGAATTCGCTGGCGGGGATCGCGCATGGTGCCTGGAGTGCCGTATCAGGCGCGATCAAATCCGCGATCAATACCGTTATCGGGCTGATCAATGGGATGATCGACGGGGTGAACAGCGTCACAAGCAAAGTGGGTATCCCGTCGATCCCGCATATTCCCTACCTGGCCAGCGGAGGGAGCAACCTTTCATCCGGCATGTACTGGGTAGGTGAATCTGGACCAGAACTGTTGTGGATTCCGCAGGGATCGACTGTCATGTCGCATCAGCAGAGCACTGCACTCGTGTCGCGTCCTGGTAGCTATGCGCTCGCTGGCCGAGGTGGCGGCTCGTCCACCATTGTCGTGCAGCCTGCGCCAGTTTATCTCGACAAGCGGCAGGTGGGGCAAATCCTCTTCAACTATCAGGCTTCGGAGATTCGCAAACAGGGAGGCATCAGGCACCGATGAATTATATCACACGTTCCGGCTCAACACTGATGAATGGCACCAGCATATTTCGCTTCGCCGGATGTAATTGTTTCTGGCTCGGCTTACTCTGGCCGGCGCAGGAGTCGGCGGCTCGCTACCCTACCAACAGCGAGATAGACGATGCTTTGCAAACGGCCGTCGAGATGGGCGCGAGCGTTATACGCTCTCATACACTCGGAATCAGTGTTGGGAATAGCCTCTCTATCGAGCCGTCTCTGGGGGTCTTCAACGATGCGGCATTCGCGCCCATCGACTACACCATCAAGCGCTGCAATGACCTGGGTTTGCGCATGATTATCCCGCTCACGGATAACTACCACTACTACCATGGCGGGAAGAGCACGTTTACGACATGGCGAGGGATCAGCGACGAGACGCAGTTCTACACGAACAGCCAGGTGATCGCTGACTTTGAGGCGTACATCAGCCACCTCCTGAATCACGTCAGTACGCTGTCCGGTGTGGCACTCAAAAACGATCCAGCCATTCTAGCCTGGGAGACAGGCAACGAACTCGGCAACCCGACGCCGCCAACATCGTGGACCACGATCATTGCTAATTACCTCAAGAGCATCGACAGCAACCACATCGTGATAGACGGCTCGTATGGCGTGAATAGCGCGGCGCTCTCCATCGCCAACGTGGACATCTATTCCAACCACGTTTACCCGCTGCAAATCAGCCAGATCGCGAGCGATGCCTCGACAGCAAACGCGGCGGGCAAGGCGTACCTCATCGGCGAGATAGACTGGCGACCTTACGCATCTTCCGGCTCTGGTGCGATGTACCTGGACACAATCACAGCGTATGCCGGCGCTGCGTCTGCGAAAGTGGTGGTCAATCGCCCTGATGCCTATCCGTACCATGTGCAGTTCAGACAGGCGGGCTTATCGCTGATTCAAGGCACCTCCTACACACTTTCATTCGCGGCAAAAGCGGATGAGGCGCGCAACCTGCAAATAGCTGTGATTGGAGGCGCAGCTCCTTATCCTGTCTATTTCCAGCCTGCCGATTTTCTGATCGGAACGAGTTGGCAGGTGTATAACTTCACATTCACGATGAACAAGGCGAGCGATGCAAACGCGGTGCTCAATTTCGACGTGGCGCAGGTAGTGTCGAGCGTGTGGATTGACTGCGTATCGCTTATTCCAGCAGGCGGCACGAGTCTCATTGTGAATGGCGACATGGAAGCGGGATCACTCAGCCCCTGGACCATGCACAATACCACCGTCACTCCCGACAGTCTCTCAGCGTTCGAGTCTTCCGTCGAGAGCAATGCGGCCATCTCAGGAGATCTGTTCTGGTGTCTCATGCCACATCGGGATAGCTACGGGTTCGCACTGCAAAACGATGGATTCAGCCTCTACTATCCTGGGCAGGAAAGCGGTGCGCAGGCCAATGCGCAAACACTGCGTACGCACGCCTATACCATGAGCGGGTTAGCGGTTTCCTCAGCTCTTGTTCCCGCAGCGCCGGCACTGAACGCCATTACCAAGGCCAGTGGCGTGTACAGCGTCTCGTGGCGTGGCGCCGTGGGGGCAGAGACGTATGCCTTAGAGCAGTCCACATCGGGCACGTCCGGGCCGTGGGTGGTACTTGGAAGTGCATACACCGATTTCAGCACGCCTGTCTCTGTTCCGGCGCTCTCACAGTGCTGGTACCGCGTGCGCGCAGCCAATGTGAGCGGCGTATATGGCCCCTACTCGGAGGTGGTCGGAGGGCCTGACTGATATGGCTCTCCAAATCACGATCGCCGGGACGCCCGTGACGTTCCTGGAAGATAGCTTTCAGTTACATCTCAAAATCGATGAGCGCCAACGCTGCCAGTTCACCGTCATTGATTACACCGGCACGCAGTTCTACTCGCGCGGTATGCAAGTGGTGGTGACGGACCCCGTTTTAGGCAGGCTCTACCAGGGCTACGTGATCAACGATAAGCAGGATAAGAGCAACGTCTACCCGGACCCGACAGTGGAGCACCAGATAGACACGATCGACAATATCTATCTCGCAGCCAAACGCACCAGCAAGCTGACGTACACCAACCCGACGCTGGCCGGCAAAATCGCCGTGGATATGGTGCGCTCGGTGCTCGGCGCGGAGGGAGTTGTAGCCAATTACGCGGTAGATGAGAACCAAACGCAGGCAGATTTCGCCGAAGGGACGCTCACCAACGTTGTGAGTACGTTGAATATCGGGGACGGTGATCTCGAACTGCTATCCTCGTCCTCCGTCTCGCAGACCTACAACACGCAAGCACAGTGGCAAATCGGCACGTTCACGAACACACAGGCGAACAGCGGCGGCGATCTCTCGCTCATTGGTTTCACGCGCAATTGGGATGATGGCAACAAGAGCAATCAAACGCTCTTTGGGCAAGGCTCGCCAACGGACTCGATTAATTCAGGGAATCAATACGCGCTCACCTGCACCGCGGGCAAAGAGACGCGCAGCAGACTCGACTTCGCTGGTACCTGGCTGAATGGCACGATGGAATGCGATGTCGTTCTGGGAGCCGATACGCCAAAGCATTCGCTCTCCTGGCGCACAACCACATGGAGCAACAACGACTCGACGTATGCCTACGTGGTGGAGCTGACCACCTCCCAAATAGAATTGCGCAAGGGCTCGAATAGCAGTTCTGGCAGCAGCTCCTCGCTGGCCTTGACGACGTTCGCCACGAAGCTGGCGGCTGGCTCCTACCGCCTGCGCGTGGTCTTCAACGGCTCGTCGCACACGGCGTATGTGAACGGCGTCCAGCAGGTGACAGCGACGGATGCAACCTGGAGTACTGCCGGGATGCTTACGCTGCGCAACCGCAACGGCACGAGCGCCACGCTCACCCAGAAGTTCGACAACTTTGGGGTGATGTCCTCGCTCAGCGGGACATGGCAGGGTCCGTCCACCAGCATCAGCAGTATCGCAGCGATTGCCTCATCAGTCATCAAGTGGGACACATCGCTCTCGACAGGCGGGACCGTCCTCGTACAAACAAGCATCGACGGTGGATCGACGTTTCAGACCTGCTCCAACGGCGGGACTATACCAGGACTGACGAATGGATCCTCTGGCGCTGGCAAGAGCGTGATCGTCAAGGCGACACTCAGCAATACGACAACCGCGACCATGCCGGACATTCGCAATCTGACCTGGAACGTGATCGGTGGCTATGTGTCCTCCGGGTCGCGTTCCACCGCGCCCATCGGCAACGATACGATGGTGCGCGCCGATCAAGCGGGCATCGGCACTGCCTTTGACGGGCAAACCTATACCAAAGTCGGGACGGCGACGGATGCGATCAGCAGCAACGAGGCCACGATCACAAACACGACCGGCGATGTGTTTGAAGTCCTGGGCAGTACGACTGCGGGCGATCAGGATGCCACTGTGCGCATCAAGCTCTCAGCTTCGACCATGACGGCAGGGCTGGCGATGCGCTATGTCGATGTGAACAACCACTATCGTTTTAGCGCATCGACGACCACGCTCACCATTACCAAGGTCAGCGCGGGCGTGTCGTTCTCATTCCCTACGGTGGCGCAGGCGACGACCGTAGGGACTTTCTACTACATGCGTTTTCGCGTCACTGGAGATGGCGCCGCGGCGGCAATCAGCCTGCAAGGCAAAGTCTGGCAGGCGGGGACATTGGAACCGCCTGCGTGGTCGATCACCGCGAGCGATTAAAGGAGCAAAAATATGGCTTTCGGGGCAGTCCCAAAGGACAGCGGCAATATTCCAGTAGCAGAAACCTACGTGCCTGGTGTCGGTTTCGTCGCGCTGCAAGGCTCAACGCTGACGAATACCGATGGATCGAGCAATCAATCGAGTCCGGGCAACTTCAACCTGAAGCAAATCAATGACAGCGCGGTGCAGATGTCAGGCGCGGATGCGGTGACTGTGGCCAATGTGCTGCTGGTGAGCCGGGGTCAGTATAACGGCACGACCGTCGACCAGGTGCGCGGCAACCTGGACAACATTGTGGTGCTGGCCTCTGCGGCGCGCACTGCCACGCAGACGCAAGCAGACCAAACTAATTTTAATCACCGCGGGATTGTTGTTGTGCTTGACATGACCATCGTTGGCACCGGCTCCGTCACTCTGGAAATCGATGGAAAAGATCCCGTATCGGGGAAGTATTATGCATTGCTCACAGGCGCTGCAGTCATCACAAACAGCACGAACATTTATCGTGTGTATCCAGGGCTCACGGCAGCAGCCAACGCGACTGCAAATGATGTCCTGCCACGTACATGGAGAATCAAAGTGACGGCAAATAATAGCAACTCCTGCACGTATAGCGTGGGCGCGATGCTCATCTTGTAAGGGGAAGTCAATGGGCAGTATCTACCGCACTAACGCATTTGGACCAGCGATTCCGCCACGTATCCAGACGGGTGGAGTAGCGCTCTATGCCAATGGCACGGGAACTGCCTCATTCGATCATCTGCGCTGGACTCAGTACCCGGACCCGGGCCTCTCGCTCGCCACCGTCTCGCGCTGCGGTTCCACATTTCTCAACTGGACGGCCAATCTGCCATCAACCGCGACCACGCTCGGTATCGATACCTCAACCGATGGCGTCAACTGGACTGACTCGACGCTGCAAAATGGGCAACCGATCCCGGGCATCAATCAGCAAGATCCGCCGTGGGTGGATGTCTTCAGCAGCAACGATTCGTACTTTCACTACACGAACGTCTTCCAGGGCTATCTGGGGCGGGATAGCTTCAGTCGGGCCGATCAATCAGGCTTGGGCCCGGCAACCGATGGGCAGATCTGGACGGTGCTCACCGCAGGCTCGCCCGTGCTAGCGATCTCTAGCAACAAGGGCACGTTTACCGGGACGAACATTATTACCAACATTCAGTTGGGGACCAGCACGGCGGCGGATATGGAGGTGCTCTGTCGCGTGAGCTTCACCAGTAACTCGGACAACGTGGGCATTGCCCTGCGCATCGTATCCGCGTCCATGTACCGGGTGCGGCTCAACGCCAATACCATCGGCATCGGCACCTATGCGGGCGGAACGTTCTCTGGTATCACGTCAACGGCGTTCACGACGACACCAGGTCAATTTTACTGGCTGCGCGGGCGCGTGATGGGCACCACCATCGAGGCAAAGGTATGGGCCGATGGATCAGGAGAGCCAGGTGCGTGGACGATTTCGACAACAGACAGTAGCATCGCTGGGGCTGGCGGATTCGGTGTTAGCAGCTTCCTCAACAGTACCAGCGACGTGGTGACGTATGATACATTTAGCGCTGCCCAGGTCGTGGACACCACATCGCTCACCGGGCAACCCACTATCGCGACGGTTGACCCCGCGAACAGCAGGCTCACGCTTTCCAGCGGCGTGTTCGCCATGTATCTCTACAACGACTTTACCAGGGATAGCTGGGATCTCATTGCGGACATGGACGAGGCGGACCAAGCGGGCATTGTGTTCAACGTCGTGGACTACCTCAACTTCTACCGGGTGGTGGTTAACGATGCGAAAGCTGTGAACGGCTCGCCCCAGAACACCGTGAAACTCTTCAAAATCGCAGCAGGGGTGCAGACGCAACTCTCCACGACGGCCACTATCTCGTTCTACAGGAATACCTATCACCGACTGCGTGTGAACATCCTCTCCGGGGTGATTACTGTCTCCTTTGACGGCACACAGATAATCACCTACACCGACAGCACGCCACTTGGAGCAGGCCAGGTCGGACTGTATGTGAACGGCTCACCTGCCCGCTATTATCAATTCTGGGTGCAGCCGCAGGGCGACGTGCTTACTGGCACCCCTGCCGGGGACGTGGTGTCAGGGATGTTCTTGTACACACGCGCCCGCCTCGCGACCACAGACGCCACAGTCACGCCGCAGCTCCTCGACCTCAGCACATCCGTGTTCGATGGCAACATAGGCCCCGGCGCGCTGATTCCGAGCGTTGCCTACGTCGATACCTTTTGTGATAAGAACATGGATGATCTTTGCAAGCAGTCGAGCACCTATGGCTGGTACATCGACCCAAACAAGGCGCTCATGTTTAAGGATAGGAACGTCACGCCAGCTCCCTGGATTGCCCAGAGCAGCAATATCATGCCCGTGGTGGATGTGGAGGCGGATAACAACCTTGTGGTGGATGTGGCCAATGATTTGTACAGGAATCGGCAGAAGCTGAAGAATGTGATTGGCGCCAGTACGTTTTCAGACTCATTCCAGGGCGATAGCCAGCGGCGCTCGTTTACTTTGCGCTACCCAATAGCGCCGGGAACCACGCCAACCATCTCGCTCAATGGCAACTCGCAAACGGTTGGGACAAAGGGATCAAGCGGCTCGCAGTGGTACTACGCGGCAGGGGATGCGACCATTGCGCAGGATACGTCAGGAACGATCCTCACGAACGCCGATACTCTCTCGGTCAACTACACCGGAACCTACACCTTTACCGAACAGATGGATAACATCGCTGCGCAGACCGCGCTTGCCGCAGTAGAGGGCGGAACGGGCATTGTGGAATCAGTAGAGGATGTCAGTCAGAAAAACATGACCGGGACTGCGGCATCTCGGTATGCGAATCAGCTTATCACGAGGTACGGAGTGATCGGCAGAACGATCGTCTACAAGACATACAGGAACGGTTTGAGCGTGGGGCAAATTCAGCCTGTGTTCATCCCAGAGGAGAACCTAGTCAACGCGCAGATGCTAATCACACAGATTGATATAGGCGTGCAAACGACCGCGCCCAACACGCAACTCTACAATTATATTGTGACCGCATCTGAGCTTCCAAATATTGGAAGTTGGGCGAAGTTGCTTGCATCGGGCATCCCGCTCACATAAAGGAGGAATGATGGGCTCATGCTCCAAAGAAAATCACAGGCCCCAACGGGAGATTCAGGCAAAAATCAATGGACGGTTGAGACGCTCCGTGAGCACCTTCTAGCAATTATCATAACAAATGACGCAAAGTACTCAGAGCGATTTGAGGCATCGCAAAGTGCGATAAATGCCGCGTTTCTGGCACAGCAGACGGCCATGCAAACCGCTCTCACGGCACAGAAAACTGCGACGGATACGGCTCTAGCATCTGCTGATCGAGCTGTGACGAAAGCAGAAGTTGCGGCTGACAAAAGATTTGAGGGCGTCAACGAATTTCGAGAAACGCTTGCTGATCAGCAACGCACGCTTATGCCTCGAGCAGAGGCAGAGTTGCTATTCAGACAACTTACAGAGAAGTACGAGAATGTCATGAGAGAGATAGCAGGACTACGCGAGTCCCGCAGTGAGGTGACGGGCACGAAAATCGGCAGTAATCAGATTATCGCCTATCTGTTGGCGGCGGCAGGCGTCGCTCTTGCTTTAATTTCATTCTTGACGAGGTAAAGGAGCGTAGATGCCGTCTCGTGTGTGCAGGAGAGGACAATGAAAAACCTGATCCAGCCAACCATCATTCTCTTGTTGTTCGTCTTCGTACGCTGTGCAGACATCGCGATCACGTCGGCCATGGTACGGAGCACTATCCGCGCTGTTACCTACGGTATTGTTGCAATTCTGGCGCTCATTGCGCTCATTGTCGCACTTATCGCATAAGGAAAAACGCACGGGCATTGAAGGAGATCTATGGGAATATCTCAATACGCGGACATCAGCGCCTATCAGGGCATCATCGACTGGCAGAAGTATGTTGCCTGGGCAAAGAGCTTCGATGGCACTGCGCGCGTCGCCATGAAAGCCACAGAGGGCGCGGGATTCACTGATGCCCGCTTCGCCGCCAATCGCGCAGGGGCGCTCGCTGCGGGCGTGGACAGCATCATTTTCTACCACTACGCTCGGTCTGATCTCAATGCTGCTATAGCAGAAGCTGACTGGCTGACTCACGTCGTTGGGCTGATCCGCGCGCAGGATCTGTTCATGCTTGACTACGAGCAGGGGACGCCGCTGGCGACTGCGCAATGGGCGTATGACTTCCTGACGCGACTCGAATCGCTCACGGGCCGCACGCCTATTATCTATGCGAGCACAAGCTACATCCGCGCCCACCTACAGGATGCGCGCCTCGCACACTTCCCGCTCGTGCTGGCCAATTGGACCTACGACCCAACGGTGAGGCCTGCTTGCCCTGCGCCGTGGAAGTCGTATGCCTACATGCAGTACAGCGACAAGGCCACGATCCCGGGCATCCAGGGCGCGGTGGATGCCAATGTTTATATAGAGGACAGACCTATGACAGATCTCAATGTACACGGAGAAGTCGCAGACTTTCTCGACGACGACCAATTCATTGTCGGGCGCAGCGCATATGAATGCGTTGCCTATTGCGCTGCGCTCATAAAGTTTGCGGGCGCCCCCGGACATGGATCATCAGGCACGGCTCGGCAGATAGCTGATCTCGCGCAGGCGTGGTACGCGCGCGAGGAGGGAAGCAATCTCGCGTCCAACACCAATGGAATGTCACTCTCAGACGAATACGACATGCTTGCTGGAATTGGTTTGCGCTATCAAGTCCTCAGTCCTACTGTCACGGCGGTAAAGCAGGCTCTTGGTAAAGGATATCCTGTCCTACTTTGCGGGGCAGAAATAGGATTTTATGATCTGGATCTCGGGCATATCCCCTATTCATGGCCTCCATCAGGCAATCACTGCATCGTCGCGAGCGGCGTCGATGGCACCGGCAATCTGCTGGTCCACGACTGCGCATCCATTGGCTCCGCTGGCGTGCGTCCGGGTCCGCGCAGATATGATATCAGCAAAATGCAACTGGTCAGTGCCACGGCTATCCTTGTGCCGTGGATAGGAGAAGATATGGTAGATATCAACAACCCCTGGGTAAAAAGCTACTTCACTCAGACTAGCACCAGCCCCGATCGCTGGCACTGTGCGAAAACAGGCTTTGATCTTTTCGCGGGCATCCTGGCCGGCTGGCGCGCGATGAATGGCGCTCCGCGACTTCCACTCGGGCCAGAGGTGAAATGCGGGCGTCTGGCCGTCTACCAGGAGTGTGAAAGCGGGATTGTGCTCTACGATCCTGGCAGAGAATTCGACGCGCCTGGTGGTCCTTGGGCGCCGTGCTATCTGCTCAAATTGGAAAGCGATCTGGCAAAGAAGTTGCTTGGCAGTGGTCAAACTGCGCCAGCGGACACCACCGCGCTCATCGCAGCCATCAACGCGATTGCTGACGGCATTGCGCCGCTGGTGGCTCAGGCGCTGGTGGAAGCAGGGAAGCTGTAGCCTTATTATCGTTTCGAGGCTGTTGGCGATAATAGCGAGAGGCTTATTATTGCCAACAATAGGAGGAAAGATGGAACCGACTATACCGCAGGACATCGCAGTTGGCCTGCCATTCGTGGCTGCGATGATCGCGCACTACCTCACTAGCGACAACCTCGCGCCCTGGAAGAACGCACTTATTGCAGCTCTGTTCATTGTCGCTACTGCTGGCCTGTGCATCTGGCTCAGTGGCTCGTTCATCCCCGGCGACCCGCAGGCATCTGTGCTGCTCGTCGTGGCGTACGTCACGCTGCTCATGCGCGGACCTTTGAGCATGCTGGCTTCGTTCTTCGCGTCCGTGCCATCGCCATTTGACCCTGCGCCACCGACCAGTATGCAGAGCGTGGTGAGCAAGGCATATATCCCGGCTGGCAGTAGCACGCCAACGGTAGTCCCGTCACGTTCGAGCGCACAGCCACCACAGCCACCGATCGCATAAAGAGAGAGCCACCCGCTGATGGGTGGCTCTCTTCAGTTGAATATTTACTTTTGATACGACGATCAGGGCGGTTTTTAGATTCTCTCTCACTACTGCGTCTCTATCAGTGAGCGCACCTCCATCACACGCACCGGCATGAGATACGTCGAGCAGAGTTTGTTGCCATAGTCAATGGTACGGCCCCCTATCTCGCACTCAATTAGGGCCAGCGCCGGCGTTACAACGTTCCCGCGAGATAATAGATGCGAGCATCCGGCAAGATACTCTTGCCCAGCCTCCTGCGTCGGCCAGGAGAAGTAGCCGCTCGCATGGCCCGGCTTCGCGGCTTGTTTCATACGCTGTCCGATCACGTATTCGACATCGGGACGCCACAAGGAGTAGTACCGGCCATCGATCACGCGCACTACCTTGTACGAGATACGCTCTATCATCTTGGCAGGTGGCTTGCGCTGGCTGGACAGCTTTCCGGGTGCCCTCGCCCATTCTGGACGGGGCAAATTGAGCACCATGCGGCGCGTCTCATCGTTCAACTGCTGCCATATGAGTTGCTGCCAATCGCCAGATGGTTCCTGCCTGTAGTAGCGGTAGAACTGGCCTTTCCACGCCACACGCTCGCGCCTGCTGATTTTGTAGGTATCCGTCGAGTGGTATGCGCAGAGCACAACCACCAGCCCCATCTCAGTGTCTGCGAGCAGGATTTCTGTCCCGATGTATGGCGTCTCAAATTTGCCGTGCTCGCCTTGCCGGCGAATCGTGAGCAACCACAGACCATCGGCGTTCTGACTTAACTTCGGCTCTGCCTGCTCGCGCTTCCAGATGTCCGCGAGCACATCGCCCGCCTGCATGAGTTGCAACTTAGCAACAGGCAAGTCGAGCAGCGAGATAGCGGGCGATGCTTCAATAATGAACTCTTCCAGACATTGCATCGTATAATCCTCTCTGTCAATCTCGTAAAACAGCTTTTCTATATAAATACATGGTAAATATCATCTTGTCAAGCCCTTGCCAATCGTGCTATACTCATCTCACATACAAGTCTCGATCGAATGTAGCGCTCTGGTATGTGGCGTAGACATGGAGCAGCGTGCAATGCGCTTGCCGATGTGAGGCAGATCCGGTGCTTCGGATTCAGGTTCGAACGTTGTAAGCATGATGCGTTCGTAGCCGATCGGGATGTAGTGTCCGATGAGGCCGGTAACAAGGAACGGCAACACGCCTGACGTATTCAGGAGATGGATGTTCGATTCATCCCATCCCGATTTTCCGCGATTTCACCTGGACTGTTGCTTGCAAAAACAGGCCCTGCCTGGGAACAACTCATCAGGCAGGGCTTTGTATTTAGGGATGCTCATCGTCCGCAATGTGCACAGGCGGTGCAAGGAACCTCGCCCACGTTGTGCGAATAACCTCTCGCCCAACCGGATGCTCGCGGGCCGCATCGCGCGCCTCGCACACCTCGCGGGGAACATCAGTTAAATCAACGATTTCGACGGCGACAGGATCTGGAAATGTGGCAACGAGTTCTCGAATATCGGCTTCGTGCCGTGGATCCAAATTGATGTCGTCAATGATTGGGCTAAAGCCATGCATCAGCGTGTCAATGATGATTGTATTTCTTATCCTGCGCACAAACCATTCATCTTTGTAGGTATAGCCCGTGCCGAAGAGCATTGCGCGCAGCAAGTCACGCGAGATAATGATGTATCGCTCTGGATTTTCGCCGTGCAGAGCCTCTGTCCGGATTTGTCGCGCTCGTGTTGATTTCCCCGATCCCTGCAAGCCTTTCATGAGAACTACTTTCATCTCTCCTCCAACGGAGACCATGCTTGCTCAAAATCGATTTGGTAACGGCGCAAGAAATTGATCAATTCGCCCATGTTTTTAAACTCGATATTGACATGGGCATTAGGCGAAACAATATCAATAACTCGGGCGTCCTGCCCCCTCTCCTGATGCACACAAAAGATTTGGAAGCGCAGTGCATCATCTTCTTTTGATACCAGGAATCGGTACATCTTTGGCGCACTGGACGCAAAGAGAAGAAAGCCTGGTTCCCTCTCCCATGTCTCCGCTTGTTGCGTACTACTTAATAACAATGCCCGCGTGATTTTCATTTTGTACTCCTATATGCATGCAGTGAGAGATTCCTCTCATAACCCCCAGAGGAATCTCTCACTGCTGATGAGTTGGGTGCTTCGACGCACATCGTGGGCATCGTCCGCGTGTGATCACCCGCCAACGTATGGCCCAGGTAAATTGGTCGCGTGACCACAGCAGTTTCGCGCCCGGTAAAGACGTGTGAACGTATGGCTCGATGGAGGTACGGGTCGCAGGCTATCCATTTCCATTCCGTGGACTGCCAGCCAATCCGGTAGCCATTGCGGCGCTGGAATTCGTACCAGCTTGTCTTGGGCTTGCTCCGGCGAAGCAGCCGCCAGAGTTTGCTCGTTCTCATATTCTACTCGCTCTCTAGATACTCAGAATTTCCTCGCCGCCAATGTTGATTTTGCCTTCGAAATGTGGGAGGACACCATGTGGTTCGTCAAGGCAACAGTAGAGGTGCAAAACCGCCGGGTGAAGATTCACATACCGGTCATTCGGCGGCCACACCATATAACACTCGCGGTCTTTGCCAATGAAGATCCTCCGCACTTCAGCAAGTTCGTCATAGGACGGGATTTTCTTGTTGCGTTTAGAAACTGAGACATGTAGCCAGTTTCTTCCATCCTCTTTGTCAGCGATCGTCTCAATCACGCGTAACGGATTGCCAAAAAGGCGCTCCCATATCATCCCTTCCGGCCCGAATTTTTGAATGATATGCCAATCGGCAGGAGCTTGTAGTCCGCCAATGGTTTTCTCTGTATCGATTTCGTATTCAGTTGCGCTCATGCGTTATCCTCTCTTCTCTCATGCTTCAATCTGATGGCCTCCATGGCCGGGACTGTGTGTTCATCTGGATTTTGCGCGGCTAATGCTGCCAATTTGTCCAGATAGCCCGTTTGTTGCGTCCCGACAAGCCATTGAGGCGTCATCCAGTCGGATTGCGGCGTCGTTGTTGGCGGAGGTGCTTGCTGGCGCGCCCACAAATCATCCGCTTCTTCGAGTGGCTGTTTGGATGATGGCTGCGTGCGAATCATCGATATCATTTCCTCATGCGTGTAGCGCCGATCTACCCGCACATCTGGGACGGGAGGATTCGGACGAGTCAGCATTGTGTACTGAGTTGCCTGCCCAGGTTCCGCGCGGGCAGCCCGCGCAGCAGCTCGCAGTCGCACAGGACTCACCGGCTTCAATTCACCCGTCCCGCAATCGGGGCATTTCCACACAATGCCCTCGCGCAAAACCACCTGCCTCATAGATGTTTGCGTATGGAGCGGGCAAGGATTGGGCACCCTCTCCCATGCGGGCGTCAACTGGGGGATAGGCTGTTGATGTGCCCGCCGCCATTTCCAAAGATTCCACATATGTCCCCTTTCCTAGTCGACTGGTGACCATGGAGCAATTTCAAATTGCCCGAATTCGTCACGCAAGATAACGACACAGCGCATCAATCGTTGTAGCGGATACTCCAGACGCGAGTCGAGAGTAACGATATTGCCACGCGGCGCGTGCATCTCAATTCTGAATGCGGTGTAGACCTCTTGCCCGTTGAGTAAATTGCATAACAGATTACAATCCATCCATGCATCATCTCCCAAATGCATGGCAACAAACGCCCGCAGCGTATCTCCGAGCGTGCGCTGATACGCGTAATCGGCTTCTTTGCCATCCACAATACAAGCTGCCGCGCGAAGAACGTCGTAGTCTTCCAGCATCTTCGACTTCCTTTCTCCAATGTCCACGCACTACATAAGGTTGAGATAGCCAACTGCAACACCTGCGATGAGAGCCAGCACAGCCAACAGCAGGATCGCGAAGCAGCCGATACCTGCGGTAAGTTGCCACCATGGCAGCACGTGATCCAGCGGTTTGGTGCGCGCTCGTTCTGTTCGTAAGTCGATCAAGCGTTCCTCTCTCGACTTACGATCTGGTCCAATGAGCAAGTACATGTCGTCTCCTATTCATGTCTACCCTCTCTGTTGTTCCATGGGCCGGAACACGGAATTCCGTATTGCACCTCCTTTCTTGCTGATATATGTTTTCGGCATTTCCCGCACAGTAGCACCACAGAAGCACCCATAGACGACGCAGGAATGGGTGAACCCGGCCCTGCGAATCGATGTTTGGCATTGCGGACAAGTAATTGTTGTCGGGTGTTGTTGCTGTTCCATGAATTCTCCTATGCGATATTTTGTGGATCGTCTCCACCGTCTTCTGGCGCTGGTTCAGGCCATACAAACAATTCCGAAACAGTTCTCAAACATCTCTCCGGCGGAATTGTTACAAGTCGCAACTTGACGCCATGCTCAAGAGCGTAGTTAATGACTGCGCACCGGGCATCAAATGTCCATATAGTCAATCCGTTAAACGGGACTCCATTCCAGTTCAGCCAGGCCGTAAATTCGCGATCCGTCGCGAATTCAGCGTCTACGGCGTTGCCGTTCCTGAGACAAATCGGTAACGGTAGTATGTCGAGTGCTTCCAATCGTTTGAATGTCGGCAATCCACTTTTCGCGTCTTTCCCATGCTCTGAGATGTTTTGCATAATCTGCACCGTCTTTCTTCCTATTTGGTCGAGAGAAGTACCAGAAATCGTACTCATCTCGCATATCCTGGCTCATCCCCTCGATATGGCGCCCGTTGATAAAGCGAAACCGAACCACGTCCCGCACTGGCAAATCCCCCCATATACCGACTTCTTCGTACTTCCGCAGGCGGCCCATATGCCTCTCATTTTCAAATGGCTGCATAACCGCCTGCGAGGCTGGTTCTTGCCCCCCAAACATCTCCTCAAAGGGAACTGATTCAGGAGGTGTTTGGGAGATGTTTGGAACTGATTCCACTATTTTCCGTTCAGCGACGGGCCTCTGGGCGCCTGTGTCTCTAAAGGGCTGGCCGTTGCACCTCCAACGGAATCTGCTAAGTCATCGATATACGTGGATTGCGCTACTATCGGGGTGAGCGGTTCAGTATCCGCGTCGTAGCGGGGAGCAGACGACAAGAACGGGTAGCGAGCAACAGGCGGCTCTTGAACACGCGCTTGCGGGATTGGCTGCTCATCATCGCGATCGTTCGCCGGAGCCGGATGCGCATCTGGTTCTGGTGTCTTTGGATCCTCATTCTGCTCAGCAGTCTTTGTTGGTGTCTGCTGCGGGCGAGAGTCTACGATGGAACCCTGGGCGATCGGGTTCGGTTGCGATGGCAGGGGCAGATACATCCCGGTAAGTTCGCGGAGCTGTTCGCCAGCAAATTTCCAAGCCCCCAGTCGCAGTCCGGCCTGCACCTGCGGATCTTCGGCAATCTGCTCGAGGTAGGTAGTCGTGCTGTCAAGATATCGTCCTTTAAGCATCATCTTTGATGCATGGACGGCCATCGCATGTTTACGATCCGATGCAGCCATGTCATCCTGCATTTCACGTTCATCGTGGCGAGCTTTCTGACTCTCATCCAGGGCGAAAACGATGATCCAGCAGAATGCTGCGACAACCGGCGTGGCAGGACAAAACCAGAGATAAGAGGCCATAAATGGATCGAGGTGAGAGACACCGCCAGTCAATTCAAATCCGAGAATGACGTTGGATGCGGAAACAGATGCTTCAACCGCTGTGAAAAGCCAGCCGGCCAGCATCTGTGGACCGCGCGAAAACCAGTATGCTTCGGCAATGATCAACGCCAGCATGCTGGCGCCAGTAGCAACGGCGCCGATGAGCGAGAAAATCTTTCCCACGCCATCAGGGTAGGTCTTCCACATGACCTGGATAAATTGGATATCGCAGTACACTACCACCCCTGCGATGACCCCGAACGCGATTATCTTCACCAGTCCTGCAATGGCTTGCTGATTCTTCGACAGGCCCGCAGTTCGCCCACGTAAATTCATAAGGAGTCTCCTTTTCATTTTGCCCTGCTCGTCCGTTAGGATAAGCAGGAGGGGCGTTTTGCTAGGAGACGCCCTGACTCCTATTTGCTATCTCAGAGCACCTGGCCGTTCCATTCGGCATCACTTTGTGGGCGATCCCACGCGCGTTCGATCATGCCGATCATATCGCTGATTTGCGAAATGATTCTCAGATAATCATCTGCCACTGATATCATCCTTTCGCATCAATCTGTCCACGGTCGACTTTTTTACGCGATACGCCTGGCGCTTTGCGCTATGGGGCAATGTGATGGCATCGAGTGCGCCACCCTTGATCCAGCGGCGTACTGTTGTGTCGTCCACGCGCAGCTGGAGCGCGACCTCGCGTACAGTAAAAAGTTCTTCCATTGTGTGTTCTCCTTTTCTAAAATGGGATGCAGTATCCATCTGCGGCCGCCCAGAAGTCCGTCGCTCGGCCGCTTCATTAATTCACCCATTCTGCTCTTCCTGGGCCGCGTGCCAGGGCCAGATCCTGCTGGATGCCCGGACGCGCACGCAGGCAGGCCAGCATCGCCTGCTCATCGCCCGTGAGCATCGTTGGCACGGTGGACCGCGTCAACTCCTGCCGGCGTGGACGCTTCCAACTGCTAACGCACAGCAGAATACCCGATCCAATGACCGTCAGCAGGAAGATCCCGGCCGAGATATAATTCATCCTCACACTCACTTTCTGCCCGCGTCGGGCATCCAATTAATTTTTGGGGCACTGGCGCGCCTCTCGCCAGTCTTCCGGGCGAATGAGAAATGCAGCCCGGACTCGGTTGATGGCATCCTCCTATCTCAACCGGAAATCTGCACCATCCATCCGGATGATTTCAGCGGCCCCAAAGAGCCGCGATACCAGCGATGGATGCACATACAAATCCCATTCATCCGTTTTGTTGGCCGTTACGATCGTCGGCCTCTCGGCCAGGTCGCGAGCATTGAAGATGTCAAAAAGCGTACTTCTTTGGTATGAACCATCATCACGCAGATGCATCTTGTCCAAATCGTCAAGGCAAAGCAACGGAGTCTCCATGGCTTTTCGCAGGATGCCGACCTGCGAATCAAAACCACTGTCAAAGAGAGCCTGGAAGAGTTGATTACCGGAAGCAAAGAGGCAGGGTATGCCAGCTTCTCGAACTGCATTCAGCAATGCACATGCCAAATGCGTTTTTCCGATTCCGCACGGGCCGAGAAAGATGATGTTGTACGTATCCTCATCATCCTCCTGCCGACAGAGTTTATCGGCAAGAGAACGCGCATGGCGGTATGCTTGTGCGACGCTCACGCCGTTCGCACCGGAATCAAACGCGTCGAAATTTTTACTTTCCAGCCGGCGGACATATCGCTCATGCGCGCCGAGCCAGCGATAGGTGAGCGAGCGTGCTTCACTCACCTCCTTCAGGTATCTGCACTGGCACTTCACCGCCGTCCCGAAACGTTGATCGTTCACATCTTCGATGTAGCGGCGCACAAATCCCAAATCCTTGCACACAGGACAGGCGTACTCAGGTGCACTCCTGACGGACAAACGAGGCACTCGGCTGGTCGCCGGCAGAATTTTTCCGATTTGGATCATCAGATCGCTTCCCTTCCGGCGGCTCGATCTGCCGCCTCTCGTCGCGCTCGTCGCCTCTCGGAGACGAGCAGAAGATTGTCCATGGAATATTGCGCGTTTCTGTCTGGCTGCCGAGCAGTGCCGACAGGTCCATTTCTCTCCATGGCAGATTGCCATGCCTCGAAGTCTCGCAGGAGATCCGTGAGGCGAATCCCGCGCACGTAGAAGCCCTTCTTGTCCACCTTGAACATCCAGGACTTCTGCGCTCCCAGCACTTCCGCGATCGATTGATATTCTTTCGTCCACGGGAGCATGAGCGGATAGAGCGCGTTCGCTGCCTCGATCGTTTTTGGTCCGAGAGGCACTCGCGATTTGAACAACGAACACCAGGCATCGTAGATTTGCTGACCGCCTGTATCGAGCAAGGGGACAACCGTTTCTATTTCCGTCGATTTTGCTTGTTTCCCCTTTTTTGCTTGTTCTGTCGGTTCCCGGGCCGGTGTTTCCTCAAGCGTTGTGTTGTTTCTCAGAGGCGGGTTAGTGCCTCGTTCTGCAGTATCGGTATGAGCAAATCGAGTTTGAGAAGATGCTGTCGTAGGCGAGTCGAAAGACGAGCCGGAATCGGCAGGCGTCGATTCGCGCCCGGCTAACGTCCCTATATCTTCTTCTGGATATATTTCCGTATCTATATTCTTAGGATATATTCTTATGTCACTAAATTTTGAACAACCGCGTTCAAAATTTGAACAATCTCCCTGCTCTTTGTTCGATTTTTGAACATCATTGTTCGTTGAATGAACAACAGGCATGTCTTCGTTCAAAATTTGAACAGACTCATCTGGACTTTGTTCTATTTTTGAACAATAATCCTTGTTCATCTGCCAGATATCGATGATGGAGATATGCCAGATTTCCTTCCCCGAACGAGGGCTGGGCTTTTTCTCTGCATGGATGAGTCCAGACTCGTGAAGGTGTGGAATCATCGTCGAAAGAGACGCGATGGAAATATCGGTCTCTTCTTTCAGAGATCGCAGCGTGCGGAAACAGGTTCCCCCCTTGCCGCACAAATCTTTCAGGCAGGTGTAGAGCCACTTCTCGGTGTGGCTAAGCTTTTTATACAACGTGCGCACGATGCGCGGTGTCATCGCGTAGAATCCCCAATCCATCCTCGGATCTGTTTTGCTCATAGCAGGCTCTATTTCTCCGGCGTGGGCAGCCGGTGGATATATTCAGGTTCGATTAAGTTTCATGCGTAGATGCAGAATGGCCTCAATCTCTTCTGCCTCTAACTCTGCGCAGCTATCGCAGCAGTTATATTGGTTGAGATCAGGCCCGGAAATGTGGCCATCTTTGCCATAGCACTCCCAACAGAGCATGCGCCCGCATACGTCGCACATAGGAGCTGCTGGCCGCGCATCGGCAAAGGAAAATCGGCTCATGTGGCAGATTTCGCATCCGGTAGGTTCGAGTACTTTGGTGGCGTGTACGCGGATAATCATGCGATATTTTGGCGGCACTGCCAATTCGGTGAAGTTCATGCCACGACCCGCCTTTCTGCCAGGCTTGCCAGCCCGCGCTGGGTGATCATCGCAGCGACTGCCGGCGTGACGGACAACCCGATTTGGCGCAATGCCTCCTTCTTGCTGCAGTCGAAGCGAAAGCTGGCCGGATAGCCCATGGCGCGCCGGGATTCGTCAAACGTCAACATCCGGTAGCCACACTCGTCCACGCTTGCTTCTGGATGCGGCACGGTGATGAACGCATGTCGATCTCTTGTGGTTATCGTGCCGATTGGCTCATTCACTGTGCGGTAGATGGCCGTTCCGTAGTAGCTCATCAAGAAAAAAGGGAGATGGCGGTATCGGGCCAGTCCCTGCCGGATTTTGTGGTAGGTTCTCTCCACCAGCGGCCTGGTGCGCTGCCCGATGATAGGTGTAGGAAGCTTCCAGTCCAACACATCTTTGGCCGGGTGATAGAACGGGACCACCTCTTTGCCGCATCCAGGGCACACGTAGATGTACTGCTCCCCGTATGCGCCCCAATGCTTCAAGCTTTTCCAGGATTGGAGTGCGCCCACTTGCCGGTCACAGGCTTTACAGTAGGCCCCCGGCCTGATGTCCAGGTCTGGCATCTGATGGCCATTCAGGGAGAATACCGCATACCAGCGATCGCGCGACTCGCAGCAAGGGGCCGGGAATGCTGGGGCGAACATGCTGTTGAAGTAGACGGTTTGCGCCTGATACCCCAATCTTTTCATGTCGCTCACCCAGGTCTGGTATCCTCCCCATCGCTCAACTTCCGGCACATTCTCCACAAAAATCAGTTTGAACGGATGCCCCCGCTTTTTCTTCGTCTCCGCCCAGCGAACAACTTCGTTCATCGTTGTTCGGGACCGCGTTGCGGGATCGTCTTCTTCACGATCCGTCCACCTGCCGCGCAACTCGGGCCAGAGTTCTGGCTGGTTCTGCCCCAGGATCTTTGCGCCTATGGCTGTGGACTGGTAACGACACTCGGGAGAAGCCTGCAGTATATCGGCATCCGGATAATGTCCCGGATGAGTTTTTGTGATGTCCGTAAGCACCTGCCGCGTGTGTGGAAAGTTCAACGCATGTGTTTCGAGGCTTCTCTCGTTGTGGTTGAAAGCTGCCAGAGTGTGAACACCACATGCGGCAAATCCCGAATCCCATCCACCAGCCCCTGAGAAAAGGGTTAATGCAGTAGCCATATAACACCTCGCATCCATCGTAGAGCCGAGATACCCCGGCGGATAATAACTAAACCATGCAATAGCCCGACTCACATGTGTCAAGCTCTTCAAACAGTCCCTGCTGGCCGTATTCATGGGTACTCTGGTCCAGGGGCTTCATTAGTCGCGTGAACCACACCGGGTCCATACCCAGCATCTTGCGTCGCTCATTGAGGAACCGCTCTAACTCAACCGACTTCTGGAAGAGTTCGGGTTGATTCTGTCTCATCTCCTGCCAGACACTAAGCTTGTGATACGGGCAAAACCAACAGGACGACTTTGGGGGAATAGGCAATCCAGCGCTGGTGATAATGTTCATGCAATCTTGCCGGGTGAGTGGGCGCTCTACCTCATCCAGTAGGGGGAAGACATTCTCTTTCCATTCAATCGTGTCGGGGTCCGTGTTGGGCTTCACACGCTCAATCTCGTCCAGACTGATGCCAAGTCCAACCTGAGCACCACTGGTCTTTGCACCATGCGAACGCAGCCATTTATCCACCACCAGGATTTTGAAGTCTGCTGTGCAGGAGCGCCGGGGAGGCGCTCCTGATCCGTTCATGCGCACCGGAATGCCAATCGAGCGAGAACCTGGGCGAGTAAGATGCTGATAGAGCGTTTCCGGTTCGCCAAAGCGGGTCTTTTGCAACTCAATGAATGCAATATCGTGTTTCCCTGCGAACGGCCTCGCGTAATCGCGCACATATGTCAGCGTCGCGGGGTTCTCTGAGTCCTCGCCCACGTTACAGAAGAGGAATGTTTTGAAGTCGATTTTACTCTGTGCAGCGAGCACCAGAGCGGCTGTACTCTGGACTCCACCCCCATAACTAAAGACACGCAGAGTCATCTCTCATCCCCTTTCCGTTCACGCTCTACTTGGCAGAACAGGCATTCACACCCCGGCTGATGGTCAAATCCCGCCTGCTGGATCACCACCGTGTCAGCTTTGTCCCGCGCGCTGTATTGGTTCGTCCAATAGCCAGCGATGCTGCCCTTGAGTCGGACGAGGTGCGCCATGGCTTTCTGGTGATACTCTTCCATGCAGCGATCACAGGGGCATGCAAATGCTGTGCCTTTCAGGCAGGCTTTTTTACTCATGATCTCTCGCTTCCTGTGTTTGAGGGGCTGGCAGGAGAAATTGACGTTCTACCATCGTTTCAAAGAGGGTCTGGCCGCCTTGGCCGATGAGATAAGGCAGGAATACTTCCGCCGGCTGGACCATGCCGGTATCAATCATGGCCATCTGGCTGGATATCCAGTCGCGAATGTTGGCCCAGGCAGTGCGATATGCCTGATCTTTTTGTGCGGTGGTAAGATTCCTCCTGCCGGGATAAAGGATCTTTTCAACGTTTTCGATACGGGCAGGCAGGCGAAAGGGGCAAATGACGCCGTTAATTTCGATAGAAAACGAGATAGCAACGACACGCCCATCATCGTAGTCCAGGATGATTTGTCTGGCTTTGTGGCTGGCCAGTGTTTTCTGTATCGCGTCGAACGTATTACGCGACGTACTTGTGGTGTTTTTGAGTCGTGGCCTATTCTGAGTCATGGCAACTCTCTCGTATCTGATTCGGGCGTGCCGTTGTGCAATTCACCGCCGTTCCAACTCATCCAGTAGTGATCGTGGCATCCATTACAGAAAATTCCGCTTGCCTCGCATCCAAGTGAACGTCGAGAGAGCACAAGCGACTGCCCGCATCGGCGACACTCAAATGCAACTGACTTGATGGTGTAACTCACGGTGTACGTTGACTGCTCCACCGGAAACTCTTGCAGCATCTGCTCGACGGCTTGTATGCTTACCCCAACCATAGGCGCGAGTTTTGCCAGCAGAAGTTGGCAAGCCAGGTTGTTGGGAGTGGGCGCGTACATGGGCTATGCCTCCTGGATCGGCTGATAATCTCCTATTTCAAGACCAAATGACCATGCAACCAAGTATCCGGCCATCGACCAGGGAATGATGATGCCCGGTGGCCTCTCCCTCGACGATGATTTGAGTTTTTCTCTGAGTCAGCCCCTCTGGCGCTTTTTCGATTTTTGTGAAGAGAACGTCTCCCTGACGATACATAACTGATTCCATTGTTGTGATTTCCCTTTCGTTATAAATCATCACCTCGCTACCTTGCGGTAGTACAACTGGTAGTGGAATGCCATATGCGGGTCGCGACAAAACCACCACTATCAGCAGCACGCTCACACACGTGCGGAGGTAGGACGGGAATTTTTGCCGTAGCGTCGGACTTCCACCGCTGCGTACGAGCTGGCAGTGAGCAACACGCGGTTGGTGGCGATGCGCGAAAGCTGGTCGCGTGCGACAGTCGGATAGAACGTGATGCTCATTTGTACTTCTCTCCTTGCATCGCGGCCATGATCGCCTCTCGCAAGCGCGCCAACATCATGCGGTACTCGATTTCGTGCGGGGACTGCACCGCGAGCAAGCCGGCTTTTGCCCGCGCCCGCAGGCGCATCCGTTCGTGCCAGCGAAAGCCGAGAAGCAAATCAGCCGCATCGACACGGCGGCCTGCGAGCACCAGGGACTCGACGCGCGTGAGGTTGGCGATATTGTTGGCATGTGCGGCGTTATTGTGGGTGAGTAACTCGATCATGACAGCACCTCACTCTCAAAGAGCGCTAGTTGCGACGCTGCATCAAGCTCGGGCCATCTTATTTCAGTGCATGGCAGTGCTGTGCCGGTAGTGACTTCCCATCGCAGTTTGGGTAGAGCGAACAGGGCGTTGAACGCGCGTGGCCTGCCAGGGTTGCTCCACTGGTGGCTCTTGCGCTCACCTACCAGTTGCCAGCCAGCTGCTCGTAGGGATGCGCCGCCCTCTTTGGGGAGCGTGTATGTAACGAGGTGCAGGTACCCGATGGCGCGAACTGCGCGCCATACTGCCGCATAGAGCAGTGAGCAGGCATTGCGTGTGCCATCTGTCGCCACGCGATTCACTTCCAGTGTCCAGCCATCATCTAAGTGGCGCGCCACGGGCCGGCCTGCCAGTGCGACACCGTGAACATGCCCGGCTTCATCGGCACATGCCAGGGCAATGCGGGCGCTCACCACCGGGCCGTGATGGCGGTGAAACTGCGCAACGTAGGTGTTCGCCTGCTCGATAGTGCAGGGGACAATATGCAGGCTCATGCAGTCCTCGCTTTCCGCCGTTGGCGATTGAGGTAGGTATACGCCTCGATGATCGCCTCATAGCCCAGACTCTTCCATTCATGAATGAGTTGTCGTCTCTCAACTTCGTTTGCTGGCTGATCGCACTCGACGAGTTCTGCCACCACATCACGGATTTCGAGTTGCTGCCAGTATTCAATATCCATCATCTCCCTCTCATCCAGGCATCGCGCACGGATGGTTTCGTTTCAGGTGCGTGCTGGCGTTGCCATTCGTCCTGTGTCAGAACGCATTCGGGAAACACCTGCTCTTCATCGCCAGCGCCATTCCATCGCACCCAGACTATGCGGTGTGGTGCAACATCGCGCGTGGCGATTCCCTGTGTGCCATGAATGTGATGGACGACATCACCGACTTTGAATCGTAATTCAGTCACCTGCCACCTCCGCCCACAGCGTTGTCTGCGTTTTGCTTCTGATCATCCGGTCCAGGTTCTTGCGCGCAGCGGCAAAGTAGGACGGCTTGAGTTCACACCCTACAAATCGGCGTCCGTGTCGAATTGCCTCATAGCCAGTGCTGCCAATGCCGGCGAATGGATCAAGTACCGTCTCGCCTGCGTTGCTCCACAAGCGCACGCACCGCTCGATGAGTGACAACTGAAGCGGGCATACATGTTTCTCGTCGTCGCTCTCGCGCCCCTCCGCAGCGTTCAGGGTGTTGCTCTCGCGGATGTCGTACCACACCGGATGCGCCCACTTGATCCATTCGTCGTTGGTGATATCGGGCTGAATGGGCGTCGTGTTCTCTCCCGGTTTGCGAAAGATGAGGATGTAGTCCGCCAGTCCGGGCCGCATCCAGGAGCTGTCTTTGCGGAGTTGCACGAAGAGCAGGCCCTTTGCCTTTGTGCGCACAGCCTGGGCCTGTGGGTTTTTGTCCACCGTGATTTCGCCGTGATACATCCATCCCCGATCCACAAACGCGCGCACGACCTCACCGCGAAAGTCCTTGAGTCCGATAAAGCCATCTTTCACGAGGCTGGCGGCCACCTGCTGTACATGGATGCAGCAGTCTCGTCCGGGCTGAGTAACCCGCAGCAGGTGAGTGATGATGTAGTTGAGATGCTGATAGAATTCAGCGGTGTTTTTGCTATTGCCGAGATCGCGATCTGTCGGGCTGTAGCAAAACAGGTCCTGAAATGGGATAGAACTGACAGTGAGGGCGACGGAATTATCAGGGATCTCAGCCAGCCGCTCACAGCTATCACCCAGCATCAGGGTATAGTGGGTATTCTTGATCGTGTCGGTGGTATAGGCGTCGTCCTGGCTCGCGTTCTCGATTTCTGCGCGCTCAAAGGACTGGACATGTTGAATAAGTTGCTGACTCATGGACGCAGCCTCATGCTCTTTCCGCATCACATTTTGATAGATTTCCTGTTCAATTTCAGAGAGGACAATATAGGCGTTCACCGGATGTTTTTGCCCGAAACGGTAGCACCGCCTGATGCACTGGTAGTACGCCTCGAAACTGTCGGAGAGGCCAATAAAAGCCATGTTGTGACAGGACTGGAAGTTCATTCCATACCCAGCAATTTTGGGTTTGGTGATAAGCACGCGGACGTGTCCACCCTGAAAGGCTTCGATCGCGGCGATTTTCTCGTCCGGGCTATCGCTGCCCGTGATTTCGACTGCACCAGGGATTGCCTGAGCCAGTGCGGCGCTCTCATCGTTCATGCCGCACCACAAAATCCACTGCTCATCGTTCGACTGCACCAACTCAACGGCGTGAGCAACCCGCTCTTCGATCGTGCCCCTGCGCGCCTGACTACGATCCTGGATGCCTTTTAGTCCGGTAAAGAAAAGCTGATCGGCGGGTTTGTAGTCCGTCCCCACGATCACCGACTCGACCTGCAGCGCCGGCAGGACATAGCCCTCATCGCTGAATCCGATGTCAGATGGACGCTTGATCGACATGCTCCATGATGCCATCCAGCGATAGAATGCATCCGTTGCGTGGCCTTTCAGCCGCCAGCCGGTGCCGCTGCCATTGGAGCTGTCGTGTACGAAGAATGTTGCGAGCATCTCGGCGCGTGGCAGAATGCCCAGGAATTCGCTGTGATTGGCGATTTCTACGAGGTCATTGGGCGCCGGGGTTGCAGTGCAACAGAGTCGGTAGGGCGTCTTCATGAACATCTCGATCAACAGATCGCGTGTTTTGCCGTCTACCGCTTTGAGGATACTGCTCTCATCCAAGACCACCGCGCCGAAGTCAGCAGGATCAAAGTGGCCGATCATCTCATAGTTGGTGATGTTGATGCCGTTCGTCATGTCGTCACGCGAACGGGTGTAGTGGACATCGACGCCGATTTTTCTGGCCTCGGTCGCTGTTTGGCGGGCCACTGACAACGGTGCGATGATCAGCACACGCGTTCTCGTGAGTCGCGCCCATTCCACCTGGCACATCGTCTTCCCTAACCCGGTGTCAGCAAACAGGGCCGCGCGGCCTTTTCTCAGTGCCCACTGCACCAGGGTTTTCTGGAAGTCAAAAAGTTTCGGGTGGATGGCAGAAATCGGGACCTCGATCCCTGCCGACGGCGCGGTGGCTTTTTTGCTTGCTAGGAAATGCTGATAATCCATTAATTGTCCCGTCCTTTTTGCCGCGAAAGCGGATTCCTTGTAACTCGTCCTGTGGCTCCCCTTGCGGAATGGCATTCTGGGGAGTATAATAGTTGCTTACCGCGCAAGTCCGGTGCAGCCGCATCATTCCTGCTTCCACGCTTCCGCGTGAACAGAACCTACAGTCCGAACACTCAAGGCCGCATCCAGATGTCAGAGAGATGCGGCCCTTTTATGCCTGCCGCGCATCTCATTCATGACGCCATGTGCGCCTGGATGAATCGCTCTACTTCCTCATCGGTAAAGCGTATGATTCGCTTGCCAGGGCCCGACCGTCGATGGCCGTACTCCACATCTCGAATCTCTCCGCGCTGCCGAAATCTATCCAGAGATGTAACGGAAATGCGCAGTCTCTCTGCCGTTTCCTTTTTTGTTAAAAGTCGCATAACCACTTCTCTCACTTGCAGCATTCTACGCACTACGAATACCATTAACACGCATTCTATAATATCTATATTCACCCAAATTCACCAGATTTGTTGACATTGTATGTTCGCTTGCGTTATGCTTTGAAATGATAAAACAAGGTTTTATCGGGCCTGCGAGGGGCTATCTCCCTGATCCCCATCAATGGAGCCCTCTCAGCAGGCCACCCGACCATCCGCTTCGTTCTCCGCCGGCATCGTCGCTTGGCGACGCAAATAGTCAGCCAGATCGCCTGATCCGATACGATATTCGCCGCCAATTTGGATAGCGCGCAATTCCTTTCCCCGAATCTTCTGGCGAACCGTTGTCTCCTTAATTTGTAGGAGTTGTGCAATTTCTTTCACTGTATAGTAGCGTTCGTCCATTGGCTGTGCTCTCCTGCCCATTCTATGAGTAACCGTAGGTATGTGTCACTTCACGTTACTCTGTGGTATAAGTATAGGCTCTTGAAACCGCCGTTGTCAAGGTTTGCATCGCCTTGCCTGGACGCTACGCGTGTGTGATAATGTGGGAGCGGCGCGCGCCGCTTGCTCCGTCGGGGATGCTCTCGTTTACAAAACATCTCCGTTTGCGTTAACGCAGTTCGTCGCGTGCCTGTTCGGCCCCATAAGACCGGCACGTTCTACTGTAGGGTTCCACCTCCTCATTCACCAAGATACAAGCCCGTATCGGCGGGCAGAAGAATGCAAGGGAAAAACTCTTTGGGGGCGTCGCGGAATTCGTGGCGTCCAATCTGCTCAGGAGCAAGCGAGCAGTATACAAAGTGTAACATTCACCACATAAATGTTCAAGCTTTGAACGAGGATGTTGAGAATTCTTTACTTCACTGCCCAAAAGTCCTAGGACATCTGTTTCTCTGTTGTGTTTAAAAGAGAAACATATCTTGTGCACTGTATCTCTACTCTCCCCGAAACCGCATCTCTACCCCATTTGCCATATACTATCCTATTATTTAGGAAGGACAAAGATGATGCGGTTAGATATTCCCTGTAAAACTGGCAAAATCAAATTGGGCGATGATGATGTCCTGCGTATTCAGGCATTCGGTAAGGTGCTCTGGCAATCACCTGTATCTGAAGTCACCAAGTTCGTGACACAACCCGGCTCACTTGGCATGATTGTAATCACCATCGCGTCCAAAGGTGGTCCGTATAGGGCAGAGATGGTCACGAAAGCTAACTTTGAGAAACTCCAGTCGCTCTTTCCGCTGGTGCCAGTGCAGGCGGTCGGCAAGGACTGGTGGTTGAACCCGGCGATGCTTACGCACGTCGGAGTCTACATCAAGGAGAAAGACCTGCAGCGTGAGATGGAAGCGGCGTATCAGCACGGATGGCAAATGCAAGGTCAATCAGGGACAGGCGGATTCGTCAATGCGGGCGGTTTCACGATGCGAGGCAAGACGGAAACCACCGTGACATTTATCAGAACGCCAGAGTGGCTGGCCGAACATCAGCAGTAGCTTGGCAGCAGGCGGCAAATGGGGGCTCGTCGCCTGCTCACGTCTGCCCCGTCAGGCAGAACGTAAACTATCTTTTGATGTTCCAGTGGCGTTGTTCTGAAGTTGTGGCTGCGGTAGGATCGCTCGGATTCTACGACAACCACAACTCCATACTTCTCCTACGTTGGTCTCGCTGAACGCCATACTCGCATTGCTTACCTTCCGGTAAGGACATATATGATGAAACTCATGACTAACGTTACCATCATGAGAAACCAGAGCCAGCGCGGCAAGCCAATTTGGTTCGTAAATAAACGCATGTAGAACGTCCATGCGTCTCGCAGAAAAGAAGTCAAACGTGGAATCATCACTCCCCTCCATGTTGTACTCAGCCAACGACGGTTTTGCGGGCTGCTTCTTTATATTGAATAGTATAGGCGTGGAACGTGGGGACTCTCCACGCCGCGACCCGTTGTTGTGCTCTCCCCGCCGGGCCACAGTTAGGCCGTGAGGCGATTATGGCAACTCACTGGGTTGCCTGGGAGACGCTCTGAAGTTGTTCAAGTGCAAAATCAAGGGAGAGCAGTCCCGGTGACCCGGATGTACCTCCACTTGCGAGGATGCGTTGCCGGGACTGCATATGTTTCAAGAGTACTCAGTTTTCATTCTCGTCGGAACCCAATACGCACCCGATATTCTGAGAAGCAGCTGACGCTGACCTATCAGCAAGTGACCTGGAGAATCAGCGTATAGACGCAAAAGCAAACAGAACGTCTTCTGAAAACGTACTGTTCGATGTTATAATGAAAGTGGTGCTATGGCCTACCAGCTTACGCGACCAACGATCCTGGTAGGCCACGGCCTAGACGGTCATCCTCTGCTGCGTTCTCGGCAACAGCAACTCCCATCTCCTTTGCCTCTGCATCGGAAACTATAAGCTCCTGCGGTTTAACCCCCAAGGCGTTAGCGATCTTCTCCAGAGCATCAAGTCGAACACTCACGGTGTCATTGCTCCAATACCGATAAAGTAGCGGGAGAGTGACGCCGCTTTTAATTTGTAGCTGATTGCGGTTTAACCCCTGTTTCTCAGCTAATTGTCTAACGATAAGTTGGGCCATCGACCCCTCCACAAGTAGAATATGTCTTAACCATACGCCAATATTAACATGCAAAAGTATGTCTGTCAATATGGGTATGAATTTGTCTGTACGCTCGAAATACTAACGAAAACATATTGACAAGAACGTAGGTTTTCTGGTATACTTAAGACATAGAAGAGAGCAACCAAGTAGCAAGGAGCACGAAGATGGCAACCATCGACATCACCCCGGAAATCCGCGAGAATATGAACACCGTCCTCAACGCACTTCGCCAAATCTGCACCCATGACGGCAGTTTCGAGTTCGATGAACTCAAATCAACTGGGCTGAGCCGAACAGATGTCATGCAAGCGATTGCATTCCTCAACGACGCCGGCCAGTGCATTCGCAAAGAGCCCGTTCGCCTCTTCGGATGTACTATGTACCAGTGGTGCTGGCGCACGGTGTACGAAAATAAAATGAAAGTGGCCCGCGAAAGCGCACAGTGCTCAGTCAGTGAGCCCGCCGTCGAAGAGACCGCTCCGGCAGTTGCTCCCCCCGCTGCTGAAAAACCGGCCCAGTCAGTTGATCGGAAAGTACGCAAGCCAGCGAAAGAACTGAAAGAACTCCGCTACGAGCAGGTTCTTGACCGCGCACAAGTCGGCGAGTACGTCATCTACACTGTCCTGTCCAGCGACGGCAGAAGCCGGTATCATACAACGTTGGTGGCTGGGATCGCGACCGGGTGCGATTGCCCGGCAGGACAGCACGGACGCAATTGCTACCACCGTGCCGGGGTTGAAGCCTATGAGCGTTTCCATCAGGCGTGGGAAGCACCTGTATCTCCTACGGTTGTCGAATCGCCTGCTCAACAGCAGGATCGGCATGCCGTGACAGTGGCCTCTGCCCTGATGGGAGAATCGTTCGCTGCGGATATGCAGGCACACGTCGAGGACTCGATTTCGTCGGGAGACTTTGAACCAGCGCAAGTGGTGCGTGGCAGCTGCAACGGATGTGGACGGTCAGTCCGCCGGCACGGCTTCTGTGCACGGTGCGCGGGCGTGGCGGCGTAGTGAGATCCGCGACGGGCGGCGCGTTATCCGCCCGAGAACAGGATTGAAGATGAGCGTTGCCGGATATAACGTTGACCCGGAGTCGGGAGATGCGGTCGCCGGGATCAACCAGAGCGAATACATGGTTTTTAAATATCGCCATATCCATGGTGGCTACACACTATGGGATATTATCGACAAGCGGATGCATACAATGTATGGCGTGGTCTTGCTCAAGACCACCGCTATCACCTGCAGTTGCCCCAAGAAGGCGCGGGAGGAAAAATGCGAGCATATGCTCGCATGCGAGAAGCGCGAGCAGGGCCGGGTCGCCGTCAACCTCGCGCACTTCTTCCGGGCAGTCTCGCGCTTTGTGGAGCGCGGCCAGCGCGAACTGACAGGCGCCGATCTCGTCAAGCAGCGCGAGTTGAGCGCTCCCCGCCGAAAGGAGATGAGGATGAACCCGGAAACGTACCCCTGGTCGCAGTGCGATCCAGAGGATTATGACAGCAATGCCAGTCCCGAAGATCAGGCTGAGATGGCAGCGGCGCGCAAACAGCAGGCGGAGGTGACTCTCGCATCCATGCGCAAGGCAGTAGCGGGCGTTCCGTCGTACTGTGAGCGGTATGCTGACCGTCCGTTACCCGACGAAAACCTCTACCGGTGCGCCTGTTGCGGGCGCACCTACCAGCTTACGCAAGACGAATGCGGCTGGTTGTATGAGCAATGGACGCTGCCCTGCTGCGGATCCAGTTTCCGACAGATGACGTTCATCCGTCGGATCGCAGACGGGCGCGTCTTCGACGCAGAAGTCCTCGACTGGATTGAGCCCGACCCGGCCCTCCCCGAATGGTTCGACGAGGACGACCGACCGTTCTGGGGGGATATTGAGGACGTCTACCCTGGATGGTAGGGACTGGCACCCGGCGTGGACTGTGCTGCTGGATCGGCGAAATGCCAGGGAACTGGCCGCGAACTATTATTGTCGAAAAGGAGAAGAGATGAACTTCGTGCGTATTGGGACGACTGTGATCAACCTGGATAAAATCACTGAGATTGGTGAGTTTGCGACGTATGTGACGGTCCATTTCGATGGGGACTTGGCCACCACGTTTACCGGGGCGGAAAAAGAACTGCTGCTTCAATGGATCGTGATGCAGCCGCGAATGGAGGATGTGGTGCATTCGCACGTGAAACGAGGTGCCAATACTCACGGCAACGATTGTCACGAATGCGGGAACAAGACAGATGACCTGTGCTATCGCGACCCGCGCCAGTAAGTGAAAGGAAATGGACTTTGTTTGTGCAGGCAAATGACCGTATGGTCGTCGATCAGGGAGAGATCATGGCTATCTCCCATGATATTGAAGGATTCAACAGTGCGAGCGGCCATACCAAGAGCATTCAGTTGCAATTGCGGAATGGTGTTGAGATTACCGTGCTTGAATCTGACAGCCATTATCAATGGTGGGTGGCTTATATGGCGCGGATACCGTCCATACGATCCGTCATCCTGAATGATATTCGCAACAACGAGTTCGACCCCTTTGTCGAGGATATGCCTCGCACACTGTACGCCTTGTTCCAGTCCATCACTGGCGCAACAGGATGGCGCATGGAATTATATGGAGACGGGTCCGGCGTGATCAAAGACCAGGACAATATTCTCTGCCAATGGGGTGCCGATTTCGATGGTGCGATTGAACGGATTGAAGAGTTAAAAAAGCGGAAAGCGGTAGAGTAGAGCGGGCAGCGCGCAGTCGGCACACAACAAGACTGCGCGCGCAGTTGGCGACGTGCGGACTTGCGAGGAAAGCGCGTCGCACAAGGAAGTGTACCATGAACTTTTCTCGTTTGGCTAGCGTCGCGTACCCGGCCCGATGGGGACGACCTAAATATCGATTTGGGCAGCAGGTTCGCTTTTCGGGCGGATTGGCTTGCGTAACGGGGATGCGCTACTGCGTCTCCTGGAGAGGCGACGAACGCACGCCGGACCTGATGGAATGGCGATACGAATTGGATCATGAGGTGTTTGTCCCGGCAGAGGTGATCGAGCCAGTTCTGATGGGGGTTGCTTAAGATGGACATTATCGTTGTGTGCGAGCCGTTGACGCTGACGGAAGAAGTAGACTTCCTGGCAATGGTGAATGATGCTGTGGCGGCAGGCGAACTGACTGCTGAGGATGCGTCAGAAATCATCGATAGGGAATATTCACTGCAATTGGAGGTATGAATATGGTCATTCGTCCTGCGGAGGAGGTGAAGCAGGGCAAGACGCACGCGTTACTGGAATTGGCGACGGCTCTAGCCAACGGAGGCAAAATAGGCGTGATTTCTTCTGAGCGTGGCTCTTCTTCATTGCTCTCGCCCTCTGCAGTCGCGAGAGCCACGGGATCTGCGCTGAGCACGATGCCCAGATGCGCGCTCAGAGTGCGGTTCGCCGGGCACTGAGGCTGGCGAAGAAGAACGTTGTGTAGCGTGGCCGGGGCCGAAGAGGCCCCTTTCTGTGCGAGGGTGATGTTATGAGGCTTTCTGAAATAACAGCACAACTGGAAGAGCCGTTTGCCCTGGAAGATATTGATTTCCTTCCCAAGGGGGCTTTCGAGAAGAATGGCAACACTTTCTGTATGGGATTGCCGTTTGCAGACAAGCGGGTGTATGAGGACCGCCTGAATGTAGTCTGTCCTGATGAGTGGGCGACTCAGGCGAGTGTGACGGTCGCCGCAGACCGGATTGTCACAGTGGTTACCGTAACAATTTGCGGGATACCGCATACCGACGTGGGCGAGGCATTTCTCGTTAAGAGCAATGGCAAACGCGAGGAGAATCCTGCAACAGAATCGTATGCTCAGGGCTTCAAACGCGCCTGTTCGCAAGCGCGCATAGGGCGCTTCCTGTATGCGCTGGGGAAGGTGTATCTTCCCTTTGATAAGCAGGACAACAAAATCCTTCTTGATGCCAATGCTTTGCGCGCCGAGGCCCGCAAATTGTATGTCAAGGCTGGTCTCATTGAATCTACGCCTCGTCGCCAGCAAGCATCGCTGTCCGCCGGGCTGCCACCAGAGCCAGAACACGGCCAGATCGCTACGCCAACTGTTTCTACTCCGCTGTCGCCTGAAGTGGGCAGTCTAAAATCGCACGCTGTCGATCTTGGCATCATTCACACGAAAGCCGATTGGGTCACATACAAACAGCGCGTTCTGGGCACACAGGTGCGCGATGGTGCGCTGACCGACCAACACATTGCAACATTACGCGCTGCGATGGATATCGATAAGCAGCAGAAAAAAACCAGTTAGCAAGCAATGGGGCAGGTCGGCAGATCCACCTGCCCCGGGAGGAAGAAGTGGACGTATATCACCGTGCGCGTGAAGCCGCGCAGCGAGGGGAGTGGGGAGTGGTCTGGGACATCTTCTGTGCGGATGCGGACCTGTCTGAGGATATGGATAGAATGCAGGCGCAGACGATGCGCAGGCGGATGGCCGGCCTCTGCCTGATCCTGGCTCAGGCTCACCTGGCGATGGATCATATGGATATGGCCCTGGCCTACGGGCTTGATGCCTTGGCTCTGGACGGGGATGCCGTCCAGACATATGAGTTGCATCTGTTTATCGGATACATCCACGCCCAGATGGGCAATCAGGATGCTGCGATGACCGTTTGGCAGAGCGCCATCGAATCCGCTATACGGATGCAGCGGCCGGGTGATGCTGTCAAGGGCCTGATTCTGTTGGCTGGGCAGACACACAGACTTGAGGCTCAGCGCCTGTGTGGCAAAGCATTGAGGCTGGCAGGAGAGACCCCGCCTAGTGCGCTTCTCCTATTGTGCGCCCGGGTTGCGCACAACAACAAAGATGCAGCCGAGTGGTATCGGAAAATTTTGGCATCGCATTCCTCAAATTCTGCCGATCGAGTGAGTGCGCATGTTGCGTTGGCTCGCCTGGCGGAAGAAGCCGGCGATATCCGGCAGGCGCTGGATCATTGGAAATATGCGTGCAAGGAGGATGCGAGTGAAGCACGTAACGATTGATGAGTTGCAGGCCGGTCTGACTTGGGAAAATATCCATGCATGGGCGAATGCATGTCCAGATGATTCGCCTATTGGCGACGTGGCGGCGCATAATATCTGCCCGGTCGCACGATTTCTGGGCCATTTCTGGCCGGGAAGTACATGGAGTGTATGGTCAGATACAATCAGCAAGACCGATAGTCCCTTAATGGGTATACCGACGCCGACGTGGCTGTCAGATGTCATCAGATCGGTAGATTTGTGCGGAGAGAGCACAATTAGCCGCCAGGATTTTCTCTCCATTCTAGAGCAGCATAAATCAGAGAGTCTGGCTGCAATGCCAGACTGCAAGGAGAATGAGATGAGCAATTATCCGTTCTGCGCAGAGCACTATGCTGCGCACGTCGAGAACATGAAAGGATGGGAGGGCAAGTGACTGAAGAAACTTGGGAATGTCACATTGCACATGCACAAATCCCCCTCTCTGAAATCGCCGGTGTGTTGTACGCACGCGTCCCGTGCAACGAGGAAGAAGCACCGTCAGGGAATTGCCACGATTGCGCAGTCGGCATCGGGCAAATGCATGTGCCAGGCTGTGACGTGGAAAGATGTCCAAAATGTGGATGTCAGGCTATCTCCTGCGGGTGCAGTTAGGACTGAAAAAAAGCAAGCACAGGGCTTTCAAACCACGACGAAGGAGGAATCGTGACTAAGCAAACGGGAAAATCTGACGTGTTTGTTTGCGGGCTCAGCGCAGAGGAGACCTACGAGATAGCGTCAGAGGCCGCCAAAGTCGGGCTCTACGGCATTGCGAATCCGAGTCCGGGACAGGTCTTCTTCCCGGACTTTGAAAATACTGAGATAGCGCAAGACCTGGCAAAGATGCTTTGCCAGGCGGGATACCGGGCTCAAACGATCCGCCACGAGTAGAGTATTGGAGATGACATTGAAAAGGGACTGTTCGGTATCGATCGGGCGAGCGGTCCACACAAGAGCACCGGGTGTACCGGTGCTCTTGTGTTATGCCACTACACCATAGATTGCTCCTTTCTATACGCCCCAACTTATTGCAGGTGTACCGGTGCTCTTGTATTATGCCACTACACCTGCAGTTTTGCTGCCAGCATACTGGCAATCGGATCGCCCGCCACGCGTCGCTTACGCTTTTCGATATAGCCGAGCGTGGTTTGCACATTCGTGTGGCCGAGCGCATTTTTCACATCGAGGATATCATGTCCATTGAGATTGTACCGCGTCCATGCGTGCTCATGCCGAAGCGAGTGGACAACGATATTATCAGGGATGCCCGCTGCACGGGCATAGATGCGGAATCGCCGATCAACAACACTCAAACCGATCGGCTTTGCCTGTTCCATCGGTGCCATGGCACCAGCGAAAATACTAAAAAAAATGGGTTGGAATGGGCGCATGTCGTCAAAGTTGCATCCCGCAGCCAGGTGATACGAACGTATCACCTCAATACACGCCGATGGCATCTCAGCGCGCTCTTTGCGGAGGCGCCACTTTGGGAGGTATTGGTACATCCATCCATGGCGGGGTTTACCTTCTTCGTAGAATATGGCTGGTTCCATATCGCCCCGCAAGAGCTCGGCGATTTCTTTACGCCTGCGTCCCGTGGCAAACAGGGCAAAAAAAATCGCATAATCGCGCTTGCCGATGATCGTACTTCTATCAATTTGAGCAAAAAATCGATTGATTTCTCCCTCATCCATGTCTCTGTCCGCTGGTCCAGTTCCCTGCACTTTGATGTGTTTTGTTGGTAGCGTCTTGCCGCGCAGGGCTGACATCTGTTTTCCGCGATATTCCACCTCTACATTCTCGGCATAGGCATAAAATGACCGGATGGCCATTAAATACGTGTTTCGCGAAAATGGAGATAATGGATGGCCAGCGCGCATTGTAGGAATGCTCACTGGCTGACGCAGGAACGCCTCGATGTCGGATTGTCCTACCTTGTCGGGCGTCACGGCGCGCCCGTGTTTTTCGCGCAAAAACGCGAAGAATCTGCGCAGCGTCTTATCATATTGGCCCTGGGTGGTCTTGTTGTTGATTTGCGCGAGGAAGTCAGCAAATATGGTGTTCCACCGCTCGCTTCGCCAGAGTGGTTTGTCTGGCATCATATACTCCTCTCGGTTCCGATCCCCCGATGGAGCATCACAATCATATCTTCCGACAAGAGCACGTGTCAAGAGGCAGAAATATCGAGAAATGGCTACCTCTTGCGAATTTACCGTGTCGAATATATACTTGCAGTAAAGCACGCCGGAGTGTGTGTATGGCAAAACTGACACCAACAGGTGAGCATGAAGCCATCGATCTCAAGCGGCTTCACTCCAAGGACATCCTGTATTTGGACGATGAAATTGACACGACTCTTACAGGAAAATATCCTAACGGCGGGTTCGCCCGAATCTGCCTGGAAGTGAAGAATGGGATCGTGGGGCTCATCGAATTCATAAAAACGAGTAAGCCTGAGAACAGGCACTAAATACAGTCTCGACGTAACGAGCCAAGATGCCGGACGCCGACTCTCGTCCAAGAGTTTGCGCCCGGTTTTTGTTTTCGTTTGGATATCTCTCTCGCCGGGTTCGGGGATCAGCCCGGCATCGTCCTGGTGTTCTCCTGCGTATCAGGGCAGTCCGGTGAGTCTGCCCTGGGGGTGGTTTCCCGGCGCGCTGGTGCTGCTCGCGTGGTGTGTGGGCTGGCTGGCCTGAATAGAAACGAGGTTGAGATGACGGATGCGCGCAACGTGTACCCGCGGCTCTGTTGGGGCTGTCTGAGTGTGATCGAGGATTACGATCATGATCGGGCGCTTATGACCTATGGTGGCTATTGTTCTTATTGCCACATAACCCGGAATGGCGAAAAACCAGGATTGCGTGATGCGCTGCGCGGGCAAGTAGAGCGCATGAACGATGTGAGCGAACAAGAGGAATTGCAGCGAGAGGTGAGTATGAGCGACGAACAAGAGATGGCAACAGGCGGGATTGAGTATTTCGATCCGCCAAAGACGCACTACTTTGAAAATGCGCTCGCTGGCATTGATGTTGAGCAGGTGACAGCAGAGTCGCTGCGCAAGGCACTGGATGAGGCAGCAGAGCAGGCGCAGACGAGCACCCCAGTAAGCGAGACAGTCAGGTTGCGCACGAATGGCACGACGGAGAGTGCAAACAAGTATAGCTGGCTCGCAGGATCGGAGCCAGTCTCGAACACGCTCACGAAAGCCGACATTCGCAAGATGGTGCGCAAGGCCGTGCGGAAAGCGCTGCATGGCGAGAGTGATGGCATTGTGAACGCATACGAGCATCGCAGGGTGCGGCAGTGGGATGAGGACGGCACGGAATGGCGCGGCGTGCTGTATCGCGTGCAGAAAGCGGGCGACAAGGCATTCCAACCGGGGACAACAGGGCGAATCGTCCCGCGGCAGAAAGGACCGAGCGGCATTTGCTGGGTATGCGGTGAGCCGGGTGAAGACATGGCGACGCTTGTGCGAGGTCCGGGCTTGCCTACGGTGCATATGCACAGCACTGAGGAATGCGTTTCTGGCGCGTATCGCAAAGACAAGGCGAAATAGCAGGTGAGCGATGAGCAGGAGAAAGGTCAGGATGTGGAGCCGTGATCGTGCTGATTATCATTGGCGTGTGGGTGCTGATCGGCGTGATCGTGCTGATTCGTGCGTATCGCAAGGCGACGCGCAGAGATGATTGGTGAGACATGAGCGAGAACGAGCAGGAACCTTGGGCAAGGAAAGAGAATGAGCCAAACATGTGGTATGACAGGTTCATGGTTTTCTTGCTCATGGGTCCGTCTCGTTCGCTGTTAGGGGCTGTTCACCTTGAAGAAGCGCAGAAAAGCACAGAAAAGCGTTCTCGTTCAGTCCCTGGCGCTTGGTTTGCAACGGCCAAAGAGTGGAACTGGCGAGATCGCGCAGATGCGTGGGATGAGTACCGACGTAAGCAGGTATTTACTGAGGGCAATGCGTACGATCTTACGCGCATAGAGAAACTCAATAAGTATTCTCAGCGACTGGAACGGCAGTTAGATTTGATGCTCGATGCCATGCCAAAGAAAATACGCAAGCCCTGGTTTAACCACTTTCTGTATGAGAAATACCTGCAGTCCCTGGATGCTCTTGCACAAGAGACTGGTGGGCGTGTTAGGAAGCAAGACATCACATCTGCAGGTGAAAAGTTAGATAGCCCGCAGGTGGTTTTCTATATGCCCGATGTTCCGCCAGAGGAGGGCTATGATGGGTAGTGCTCTTCTCTCTCCTGAACGCATCGAGGTAAAGCCGCAGGCAGGACCGCAAACCGCTTTCGTCAGTTCGCGTGCCGATATTGTTGTGTATGGCGGGAGTGCCGGGGGCGGGAAGTCCGTAGGACTTTTGCTTGATGCGCTCCGCTTTGCAGCATTAAAACCTGTTCCTGGTTACGGTGCGGTCATCTTTCGCCGCGAGGGTCCACAAATCACGAACCAGGGCGGACTGTGGGACGAGGCGAACTCTATTTACCCGCTCGCAGGCGGGAAACCCAATAAAACCTATCTTGCCTATGATTGGCCTCGCCATAAGACACGTATTCGCTTTTCGCATATGCAGTATGAACAGGATAAGTTCGCCTGGCAGGGTGCGCAGATTCCTTATATCGGTTTTGACGAACTCACCCACTTCACGCAGGATCAGTTCTTCTATATGCTGAGCCGCAACCGATCGACGTGTGGGGTAAAGCCGCGCGTGCGAGGAACAACGAACCCCGATCCTGATAGCTGGGTCAAAGCGTTTCTCGCTCCGTGGGTTGACTCCTCTTATCCTCGCTCAGCTCGCTCGGGTGAACTTCGCAGATTCATCCGCGACGGCGGACAGATCCACTGGCTTCCCAAAGGTGAGCACCATCCCGACGAAAAGACAGTCACTTTCATCGCCGCCAATATTTACGATAATAAAATTCTGCTCGCCAAAGATCCCGGCTATCTCGCCAACCTCAAAGCCTTGCCACCCGTCGAACGTATGCAGCTCCTTGAGGGGGACTGGAATATCAGGCCATCGGGCAACAAGTTTAAACGTCATTGGTTTGAGATTATCGACGCAGTGCCTGCGTCGATGGAAAAGATCGTGCGCGCTTGGGATAAAGCAGGGACCGAAGCGAAGCAGGGCAAAGACCCTGACTGGACAGTAGGCTGCAAGGTAGGGCGCAAGGATGGCTTGTACTACGTGCTGGACGTGGTACGAGACCGCTTGACGCCGGGGGCAGTTGATAGACTGGTGAAAATGACAGCAGATATGGATGGGCGCATGGTCGTCGTGCACGAAGAGCAAGAGCCGGGCAGCAGCGGCGTTGCGCAGATAGAGCGCTCTCGGCGCCTGCTTGCAGGGTATGAGTATCACGGAGTGAAATCCACAGGAAGCAAAGAAATCCGCGCGAATCCTACCTCATCGCAGGCAGAGGGCGGCAATATTAAGATTGTGCGTAGTGCCTGGAACGAGGTATTTATCAATGAGTTGTGTGCGTTTCCAACTGCGGGTGTCCATGACGATCAGGTGGACGCGCTATCGCTGGCTATGGAACAACTTATGCCGCTAGTGAAAGACTCCAACGACCATATAGCAGACTTGCGCAGGCGCACAGAATTGGCGCAGCAAAGGAGAGCGGGATGAATATATCAATCTCAACGAGGTATAGCCCAT